CTTGAACGTGAGGCCGGACTCGATCGCGACGAACTGCTTCGCGCCGGTCATGAGAACCAGACGGCGCTGGCCGCCGATCTGCGAGAGGATGGTCTGTGCGATTTCTTGGTTGCGGGTCATGCTGTGCTCCGGTGTCGTTGTCGATGTAGTTATATTAGGCGACTAACACGGAAAGCACAATACCCCGCAGATAAAAAAGTTTAGATATCTGCGGGGGAAACGATCACGCCGCGTAGGTGGTGATGGTCTTGCGCGATTGCGCGGGCTTGGCGGGCTCGGCGAGCGCCTGCCGGGCGTTGTCCAGTGCCGCGACCCATTCCGCGCGCGATGCGCGCTCGGCCGCGACAAGCCGCGCCAGTGCCGCGCGCAGTGTGTCGTGTTCATTCCAGCGGCGCGCGAGCTCTGCGGCGTCGTCTGCGTCCTTCGCGGCGCGCATGGTCGGGCTGCCGCATAGGACGTGAGTGCCGACGATCGCGAACGCGGTGCCTTGCTCGGGCTTCCATTGTGCGCGCGTCATGGCGGTGAGGGTGCCTTGCTTGGTCATGTTGTTCTCGTTCTCGTTTTCGATGCCCGGTGGGGCTGGATCAGGCGCGGCGCACATAAAACGCATCGCTCTCGAAGATGCGGCGCGCGGTGTCGCCCGGCTGCCGCTCGCCTTCAATGGCGAAGTGATGCAGCGCCGCGCAGCGCGCGAGCTCTTCGCTCTTCTCTTGCACGGTGCCGAGGCTGCCGACGCCGTCGATGACGACTTCCCAAGTGTTCATGGTGGTTCTCCGTGTTAGGCGGTGATGGCGGCGATCAGCTTCGCGCGGGCGTCGTTCTGGCGAATCCATGCCCGCGCCCACTTGTCGGAGTCGCTGCGATATTTGAACTCGCGCGACTGCGCATCGGCGATGACGGTGTCGCTGCCGTCCGGGTGATACATGCGAACTGTGACGACGGAAAGGCCGTTGCGAAGGTGCTTCTCGCCGACTGGGCGGCCCGACGACGGCGAGCTATACGTTGCTGCGATCGCGCCGCGCGCGGTGCCGGTTTCGTCCTTCGCGACCCAGTACAGGCCGCCTTGAACGGGCATCTGTTCGAATTTGATGGTCATGGCGGCGGCTCCTTATGCCTTCGCCAGCAGGCGATCGTTCAAAATCAGGTCGATTGCGAACTTCATGCAAGCGCCGCGACGGTCGGTGTACGAGTAGCCCCGCGCATCGACAAGGCGCCAAACGTGGCCGCTGATTTGCGTGATGGTGTAGTCGCCAACCTTGAACGACACGACGCGCTTCCACTGGCCGTTCTCCTGCACGCGCTTCGTGTGGTCGATCGTCACGACGATCCTGTGATCGCCTGCGAGGTCGAGTGCTTGCTGTTGGTTCATGGTGCGGGTCCGTTTCGTTGGCATGTGCTTATATTAGTCGCCTAACAAAGCGGATGCAAGCGGTTTTTTATCGGATGGATAAAAAGATTCGCTAGGGAAGCGAATCAAAGTCCCATCGCAAGGGCGATTGCGTTCTCGACGGCGTCCTGCGTCTCGCCGTCCATCGTCGCCCACTCGGACGAGCGCATCACGCGCTGCAGGGCGTCGAGCATTTCCGATGAGGCGCTTTCGCGGCGGCGCTTGCGCAAGTCATCGTAAATCTCCGCGCCGATCAGGCGGCCGCTGTTGAAGGGGAATTCGATGCACTCGTGATCGAAAACCGGGTTCTTGATGATGCGGTGGCCGTGCTCGGTGCGGCGGCCGGTGTCGGTGGGGCGGTTGCGCTCGACAACGTGCGTCCAGACAAAAAGGGGCGTCGTGCTCATGGATCAGTCCTCAGGAGGTGGCAATTTTTTTGCGGAAGAGCGTCTCGGCGTCCATGTGCGCGCGGTGCAGCGCGTCGAGAATCAGCCGGACTTCGGTCTGCGCGGCCGGGAGCGTCGCCGCTCCCATGACGACGTGCTCGATCTGATCCAGTGCCGCGCGTTGCAGCTTGCGCATGCTCTCGCAGTGCTCGTGAAACAGGTCTGCGCGTGTGGGGCGTTTCGTGGGCATGGCGGGTTGTCCCGTTCTTGTTGGTGGATCGGCGCTATCTGTCGGCGCGGCGATAGATGCGGCAGTGCGCGTTCAGCTTGTCGCTGGCGATATGGGTCGCGCCGTCGCGCCGGGTGACGGTAATGCGCAGCTCGGGCTTCGCGCGCCGGTTGCCGCGAATGATCTTGGCGGCGATGTGGCGCTCCATCGGCATCGGCGTGCCTTCGCGCCACTGGAACATGATTTCTGGCTTCGTCATGGCGTTAGTGGCTCCGCGTTGCTGCGCGTTCGCACAGGCGGTTGTAGCGATCCATGAAGCGGCGCGCGCGGCGAAGGTCGCGGTAGTAGCGCACCGGCTCGGCGTTGCTCAGCTCGTAGCGGATGACATAGCCGAGCTTGTGGCTGTGGCCTTCGCAGTAAAGGCGCCTCGGGCCGACTTGCGCCGTGTCCACGATGCGCGCCGTCGTGCGGAACTTGCCGCACAGGCTCAGGCCGTCAACGGCGGGCTGTCCGAGAATGCTGTGCAGCGCCACGGCTTCGAAAACCGTCGTGTTGCCGATCAGGCGGAAGCGCTCGCCGATCATGAGCGTCTCGTTGGTGATGAGAGGCGCGACCGTCTTGCCGGTGGCCGCATCGGTGCGGGTGATAGTGGGCATGGTGTGGGCTCTCAGACGTTCGGGCCGAAGTTCAGATCCATATGCGACGCGGCGACGGGGTGCGTCGCGCTCCCTGCGGCTTCCATGCGCGCGGCTTCGGCGCGGATGCGATCGGCTCGCGCGCGGTGTGCGGCCGCCAGCTGTGCGGCGCGAACCGGCGTCATGCCGTACTCGGGCGCGCGGTCGTACTTCTTCGCGTAGTCCTCTTCGCGGTCGGCGATCCAGCGGATATAGCCGACGCGCGACGTATAGGGCTGGTTGTACCAAGCGTTCGGGACAAGGACGGTCGAGCCGTCGTCGTCGTAGCGATACGTCAGTTGCGGCGCGCGCTTCACGTTCGCGGTGAGAAGCGTGTGCGGGCGCTTCACGTCCACGCTCTGCGCGAAGTAGAGCGGCGCGGTGTCGGTCGGCTGCGGCGCGGCGGGCGCGGCCGGGCGGGTCTTGAGTTTCGGCATGGTGCGGCTCCTATGGGTCTGGTACCGCCAAACCCCGCGCGCGGCGGGGTGCTGGTTCATTCGGCTTCGGCTTTCCGAAGGTGGAAGTTCGCGCGGTAATACGCGAGCTGGTCGAGTGAGACGATCGATACCGTCGTGGAGCGGCTCGGTAGCCAGTGGTCGTAAATGTGCGCGGCGTCGTCAATCACGGCATACCAACGGCTTTTTTTCTGCATGGCGGGGCTCCGGGTTAGGCGGCGAAAGGAGCGGGCATCACGCGGCAGCCGCACGCCGTGACGGTCACGCGCGCGCCTTCGACTTGGTGCGCTCCCATCTCTTCGATGAAAAGGGCGCGCGCTTGGTCTTGAGATTCGGCGGTGACGCTGTAGGCGCGGACGATCGGCTTCGCCTTTCCGCCGCGCGGGCCTTTGCGCTCTTCGATGACGACGACTTGAAAGGCTTGCAGCATGTTCGAGCTCCGGTGTCTGGTACCGACAAAGCCCGCTCGCGGCGGGCTTGGGTTTCAGTCGGCGAGCACGGCGGCCGCTTCTTCGTCGCAGCGCTTTTGATAGCCGCGCGAGAAGGCTTTGAAGAGCGCCTCGTTGGTTCCGACCGGGCCGCCGATCAGGCTCATGAGCGTCTTGTCCATTGCCGGGGCGCGCGAGCGGTTCTCTTCTGCTGCCTTGTAGCCTGCTGCGGTTGCTTGTGCGATCTTGTCGGCTGCGTTCATTTTGTGGCTCCGTGTTAGTGGCTGCGGTATGTGTGTATATTAGGCGACTAACGAGAGACGCGCAAGGGGTTAGAGCAAATTTATTTTACCCCATAGGTATATGCTTGACCCGGCGGAAAGTCGTGATACGGGCGCGGTCGTGACTCGACAATGGAGGCATGACCTATCAAACCGATTCCGCCTATCAGCTCCGCGACGGTGCGCTTTCGTTCTCGTTCGCTGTCTCATTAACCAAACAGTTAAAAGACTCAGACGTCGCGCGCGTGCTGGCGAATGCCGATTCGTGTGGGTGGCTCCATAAGAGCGAGCCGGGCGCCTTCTGTGCGCGTCTGGTGGTGGCGGCAGGGGATGAGGCGGTAGAGCTCATGCCGGTGCCTACGGTGGGCGAGATAGCGCATAGGCGCGTGAACCACTTCGAGCCGGTGCGCATGCTTGCCAAGGCTGAAGCGGGCGATCTGCCGGTGCTCACGCCGTATAGGGGAAGCGATGCGGATACGCCGCACATCGGGATTCCGTTCGATTGGTCCGTGCTCGCGCCTAAGGGTGCGGAAAGCTCCAATTTCACGCCTGAGGCCGAAGAAGGCCGTTCCGTAGGGGGAGAGATACTCCAGAAGGCGGAAGGCGCACCAGAGGCGATTCCTGCGGGGGCTCGCTGGATTACCGTGCATCCACATGGCGAAGGCTCCAAGGGCGTGCCTGTGCTCGTGCAGGAGACTCACCACGGCTCCGGGGTGATGCACGTTATCGGGGGCGCAGGGGGGAAGCTCAATTACCTGAAGCTCCGGGGCGTCAAGTCGGAAGCTGAATATCGACAAGAAGCGGCCGAGCGACAAGCGGCGCATCGGCAGGCCCGACAAGAGCAAGTCAAGCAGGACAAGCTCAACGGCACGCACGATGCGAAGCAGCTTGCACGCCAGTCGATAAAGGATCAGAAGCGCCAAGCGGAAAAAGACTTCATCTCGACGGTTGCTGAGGCGATGGGATGGGACGCGGATTCGCTCTCACTGCCAGCGGCGCAGCTGGAAGGTTTGTCCGACAAGGCGCAAAAAAAGGCGACGGAGGCTTACCACGCCGAGCTTCTGGCGAAAGCGAAGGCCGCTGTCGGGCTCCAGCGACAAGCGCTTCTGGCCGATCCAGACCAAATCGACAAGGCGTTCGGGCCGGACGTGCCGCTTGTCAGTGACGATGCGGCTGTCTTGTCGGTGGCCGATCTTGACCCGGTCAAGCCAGTGAATGACAACGGGCTCGCGCCTGACTTCAAGGAGCGGGCGGAAAAGGCCGGGCTGACCGATGAGGCGCTCGCCGACGAAGTCAATGCCGTGATGGGCAAGACCGAAGGCGAAGTCGCGACCGAAAAGTCCGTGCAGGAGATGAAGCAAGAGACGGCCGCGAAGATCGACGCCGAGATTGAGGCCGCGCAGCTCCAGAAGCCCGATCTGAAGCCGCAGATTGTCCAAGCGAAACAGGCGGCGGCGCTGCTTGTCGCGCAGAAGAAGTACCTGGCTGTCGTGGCCGCTGCGCGCAAGGCTGCGCGTGACGTGGATCAGGCCGAAGAGGTCGAGCCGCAGGCTTACGTGCTGTCCGTGCGCAATTCGACGGCGCAAGAGGCGGCGGAATCGCTCAAGGACGAGCTCGCGACGCTGTCCACGCGCTCGTTTCTGGCCGAAGTGAGCAAGGCGGGCGAAGAGACGCTCTCGACGCACGCGGCGGCAGGCGCCTTCAATGCGCTCAATGCGCTCTCGCAGGCGGCCGCAGGCGCTTCGCTCGTGGATCGCTCGCTCGTGGACGTCATCGGCATGGCCGGGGCCGCTCAGGTGCTCGCGCGCCGTTTGCGTGCCGATCTTGGCGACGATCGCGCCGACGAGATGGCCGAACAGTTCGCCGATTTCCACAAGTCGCGCTACATGACGGTCGCGGGCGCGGCGCTCGATCAGGTGAAGCAGCTACAGGAACAGGCCGCCAAGCTCGAAATGCAGGCCGCTGACGGCGCGGACGACGTCGTGACGAAGGTTGGCATCAACAAGCGCCGACAAGAGGCGCTCGCGGCTGCTGACAAGGTGCTCGGTATGTCGTTGGGCGAGATGGAAGCGAACGCCGCGCTTGTGGCCGCGATGAAGGAGCGGCAGCGCAACTCGCTCACCGTGTCGCTCGGTCGCGCGCCGCTGGAGTCGGCAGTGCGGCAGGTTCGCGCGCTCGGCATGGTGCCGGGCGATTACAAGCTCGATCGCACCGGGGCGAACGTGTTCCTCACGCTCAATGCGTCCGGGCTGGACAAGCTCGCGCGCAATGTGGATCACGAAGGCATCGCGCGGGTGCGGCGCAATCTCGACATTATGGAAGGGAAACACGATGAGGCGAACTGGCTTCCTAAGGGCTTTGCAGATCGCGCTGATCTGGCGCTCAAGCTCGATGCTGGAGTGGCTCAACGGCTTGCGAAGCCGTTTGACGGCAAAGCGGACGATCTGCAAGCATCGCTGCGCGACTATATTGGGGGCCGGTTCGCGGACGGCGACGCGCCCGCCGATATCCTGTCGGACGTGCAATCGGCGGCATTCTTCGACAAGGTCGGAGCCGCTCGAAGCGACGAGTACCGTGCTGCTCTTGACGCAGTAGCGCCGAACAAGCTGGAAGGCAAGCAACTCCAGCGCGCGGAACAGCTCGCGCCGCTCTTCGATGGCTACGCTGACGCCTTCGTCGCGAAGCATTGGGGCGGCGATCGCTCCACGCTCAACAAACAGACGTTCGACGCCGACGACAAAGCGCAAGACGCCGTGCACCGTGCGCTCGCGGCCGTGCCTGAGGGGGTTGTCGCCTACAAGCCGATCGGAAGCCTCACGCGGGCCGATCGCGCCGCGCTGCGGGGCTGGTTTCACAAGAACGTCGCGCACGATTCGCCCGAACGCGCCGCGATGCTCGATCAGTACGACAAGCTCATGCAGGACGAGCCCGAAAAGACGACCGTCGATATGTTCGGCGAAGAGTCGGAAAACCCTAGCTGGTCGGCGTGGGCATCGGCGCGCGACGAGCTCGCGGGCAACATCAAGGCCGCCGGGCTGACGTGGGACGACTACGCGAAGCAGCTTCGCTCACAGCCGAAGGCATACGAGGCGGTGCAAGACTTGATCCGCTCTCGCGTGACGGACGAGTTCGCGAAGGCGTACAACACGCTCAAGGCCGATGCGCCGCTCAAGCTCGGGCGCACGGTCATCCGCAACAATCTGAACCACTTGGACGCCGTTGATCCAGCGGCGCGCGAAGAGCGCATCTCGAAAGAGAAGGCGCTCATGGCCGGGCTCCAGAAGGGCGCGGACGGCAAGTTCCAGTCCGGCAGCGTCAAGGACAAGCTCGACGCGGTGAAGGAACAGAAGGCCGCGTTCGAACAGGCTCAGATGGGCTTTTTCAGCTCCGACGACGAGCCGGAAGCGCACGAAGAGAAGCCGCTCGCGGCCGATGAGCGGCGCACGATCGGCCACGCGGCCGAAAACAAGCTCGCGAGCGTCATTCAGGCGATCGGCGGCGGCTTCAAGCCGGGGCAGCCGGTGAAGCTCTTCCACGCTTCGATGAGCGGCCCGGAAGGCGTCAAGCGGCAGCGCGCAATCAAGATGGTTCGCGAGAACAAGCGCGTCGCGCTCGGCTTCGGTGTGGGCTCGGGCAAGACGGGCATCGGGCTCGGTGCGTTCGCGCAGCTCCACGGCGAAGGCAAGGTCAAGAAGGGGCTCTTCGCGGTGCCGTCGATCGTGCAAGGGCAATTCGGCGCGGAAGCGCTGCGCTTCCTGAAGGCGGGCGCGTTCAAGTGGCACTGTGAGCCGGGCGGCTCCCGGGAAAGCCGCATGGCCGCGTACAAAGATCCCGGGAACCATTTCACGGTGGTGACGCATCAGGCGCTTCGCGACGACGTGCTGCACATGGCCGCCGAGCATGACGGCATCTCGCCGGAAGCGGCCGCCGAGAAAATGCGCGGCATGGATCGCGCCGAGCGGGCGGCATACGTGCGCGGCGCGCTCGCGAAGCACGGCATCGACTTCGACTTCATCATGGCCGACGAGGCGCACGGTCTGCTCGATCGCGAAGGCAAAGAGGATTCGACGCTGTCGCATACGGTCGCGGCGCTGACCGATAAGCACGGCGACGCCGAGCCGTACTACGTGCACGCGACCGGCGATCCAGTCAAAAACGACGCGTCCGAGATTTTCAGCCTGCTTCAAAAGATGGACCCGGCGCGTTACAACGATCGCGGCGCCTTCATGCGCATGTACGGCGGCGATACGATCGCGGCGAAGGACGGGCTCAAGCGCGAGATGGCGCGGCATCTCTACACGGCGAGCATCAAGCCGGACGTGCCGGTCACGCGCAGCGAAGCGCACACGGACCTATCCGACGCGCAGCAGGCCGCGCTCAAGGCGCTGGACGGCAATCTCGGCAAGGTGAAGCTCAGCCGCTTGATGGGCAATCTGGACGTCGGCGCGGTGAAGGCGCTCGCGCCGCATATGTTCGACGGCGTGCCGGAAGATCAGCACGAGGCGATCGCGCACGAGCTCGGGAAGTCGGCCGGGCTGCTGCGCAATGCGGCCGAGCGATCCATCATCTATGACCATCCGCAGGCCGCCGGGCTCGATCGCGTCGCGCAAGAGGCGGCAAAGCGCAAGGGCAAGCCGGGCGTCGTGTTCGCCACGTCGCGCCGCGCCGTCGAGAATCTGCGCAAGCGGCTCGAAGCCGAAGGGCATCGCGTAGTGACGATTACGGGCTCCGATTCGTCCGCAGACAAGGCGGCGAAGATTCAGGCGTTCAATCCTGACTCGGGCGAGCGCAAGGCCGATATCGTGGTCTGCTCCGATGCGGCCGCGACCGGCGCGAATCTCCAGTCGGGTAACTGGCTGGTTAATTACGACACGCCTGACACGGCGATGGTGCACGCGCAGCGGCAAGGGCGGATTAACCGAATCGGACAGAAGAACGCGATCGAGCTGATCGACCATGTGCCGCGCCATGCGTCGGTGACGCGCGCACGCGAGCGGCTCGCGAAGAAGTACGTGCTGCGTGAGCTCATGACGAGCCCGCTCGAAGGCATGGACGATACCGGGCTCGCGTCGTTCCTGCACGCGAAGAAGGTGGACGAAGAGCAAGCGTCGCTCTTCTGATTGACAATCCGGGCCGCCTGTGAGCGGCCCGTTCGCTATTCGCGAATCACGAACGCGGGCTAGCTGCGTCGCCCAAGTCCGGGCAGGCCGCCGCTGACAAACGTCGCTTCCCGGCCGTTTGCGGCGTTCGCCGCGCTGGAGAAGGTCATATCCCTAGACGCGGTCGGCGCTACGGCACTCGCGCGCTTTGCTGCCTGCTTCCAGTAGTCGCGGCCGGTGATGGTGCCGCACCGCTCACATATGAGCGTGCTGTCCTCAGGCTTCGATGCCGTGCGCACCTTGAATTTTCGCCCGGTGCATTTCCCGCACTTCAGGTTTTTCGGAAGGCTCATGCTGCGTCTGGATCGGGCGGCAAGATCGGCACGATGGGAAGCGGGGGATTGCTCATGCGGGCTCCTGTTCGTCGGGCACAGTATCGCCGAATTTCGACGCGACGAACGCGCGCATGGCGGCGATGAGCGGCGTCGGGCCTTTGATTGAGGGCTGCGCGGTCAAGATTCCATCGGCAAGCCGCAGCGCGTACCATACACCGGCCATTGCGCCATACGTCACGCCGATGCGCTCGCGCTCGATGATCGGGCCGCCGTCCATCCACGCGCGCGACGGCGCGAAGTATGACCAATCCCATTGCTCGCCGAAGCGCGACTCGCATCGGTCCTCGCGGACTGGATCGCCGAGCACGCGCACGATGCGCACGAGCCGGTCGCCGAGCGCGCGCCCGACCCAATAGTCCAGCTCCGCGCCTTGCAGTTCACAGGTTTTCATCAGGGACGTCCTCGCCGTAGGTGTCGCGCACGATAGCTCGCATCGCCGCGATCAGGTGTGTCGGGCCGCTCATGGCGTTGCGGCCGTCGTAGGTGATTGCGACGATCGGCTCGCGGCCGTTCTCGTCGCGCGGGCCGGTGCCGGTCGTGGCGAAGTTGATGCGGTGCTTGTCGATGAGCGGGCCGCCGTCGTCCCACGAGCGCGACGGGTCGAATACGCCGTATTTGTCCGGTCCCCAACGGACGAGCTTCTTCGCTTCGCGGTTTGGCTCGTCGCCGAACCATTTATCGTCGGTGAGCCACGCCGTGTTCTTGCGCGGCGCGCGCTCGTCGTACTCGGCTGGCTTTTCGATGATCGTCGCGCCGTCTGCCTTCGCGACCCATAGGTCCAGCGTGACGCCGGTAAGCTCAGATACCTTCACCACTGTCCTCCTAGTCCATTGAGTTTGTGAAGCACGCCTCGCGCGTTGGATGCGCACGCATAGGCGCCGTGTTCGTTGCCTTGCGCGCGGTAGCGATCCACGTCGCGCACGAGGTTCGTGAGGTAGAGCCGCTGCGTCTCGCGCGTCCAAGCGTCGAGCTCGGGCTTCGCGGGCGGCGGCTCCGGTGCGACTGCGAAGAGGTCGCCGGTCATTCGTATTCGCCCGGTTTCATGACGCGGATATCGACTTCGATGCCGGGAAAGAACTGCGCGGGCGTTATGAAGTTGCCGCCGTTCGCCGCCGCCATTGCGCATAACCATCGAATCAGAGTTCCGTATAGGCCGGTGCGCTCGGCCTTCTCGCGTTCTGTCCACAGCGCGTGGTACTGGTGCGGCGTGACGTTGACGTATAGGCCGGTCATGCGTTCTTGCCGAGCTTCGGCGCTAAGAGCCGCCACGTCTCGATGTGGAAGTACTCGGCGATGCGGTCTAGGATTTCGACGGATTGATTGCCGTAACCGTACCGCGCGCGGTTCAGCGAACCTTCGCCGATGCCCATGCCTTGCGCGAGCTCTGCGCGGGGGATTGCGACGCTCCGAAGCAGCGTATCAACGTTGTCCGCGATGATCTGCCGCGTCGGCGTGCTCATGCGGGAATCTCGATCAGGTATGCGATCGCCGCGCGCAATATGAGCGCGCCGCGCTCGATGTTCTCGCACATATAGTCGGCCGGGTCGCGCGACGTGCCTTCCCTCAGGCTGCATCGGGCAATGTCGGCGTCTGTCGCGTCGCGCAGCGTGAGCGTTTCGCCGGGGCATACGTCGTACCACCAACCCAACTGATCGCGTGGAATGTCGCGCAGCATCTCTTCGCGCGTCTTGAGCTTCGCGCGGTAGAGCTTCGCCTTCGGTTCCTCGAAGCGCTGCCAGTGCGTGATGACGACGCGCTCCAGCTTTTCGAGCTCTTCGATGCGCCTTTCGAATGCTTGAATCTGCGCGATGCCGGTTACGGGCTCTTCGGCGGTGAGCTGATAGTTGCCGGTCGTGTTGCGGCCTTGATTCACGCCGTAGTAGGTGACGAAGTAGATCAGTTGCATAGCGTGCGCGTCTCCAGTGCTTGCAGCGCGCGTGCGCGCATGGTTTCGACTTCCTCGACGGTCGGGCGTCGCGAGTCGGCGAAGTGCAGCTCGCCGTTCTTGTGCGTCGGAATGTAGACGTCCGACTGCGTGCGCGTGTCGGCGAATTGCACGAGTCCGAGCATGACGGGCTTCGCCGGAACGATGAGCGTGTGCACTTCGTCGGGCTCGACCCAATACGATTCGCGGACATAGTCGCCCGCCTCGTGCACGCGGCCGCTGCGCAGCGCCAGCTCGCAATCTTCCTCGTTGTGCATCGCGCGCGTCTCGGCCTTGTAGCTCCAGCGCTCCCATGCGCAATAGAGCGGGCGCTCGACGTGATATCGCTCGTGCCGGATTTCGCCCGCCAGAACGATCGTATGGAACGCGTAGCGGTGCGAATGCGGCGCGACGAGCATTGCGCCGGGCAGCTTGCCGGTGCGCGCCGGGTCGATGAAATAGAGCTTCGCGGTGAGCGCGTCCGTGCGGTGAAGGCACAGATAGTCGAGCCCCTCGACGTGGTGATTGATGGTCGAATGCGGCACGGCGGCGGCCGCGTCGAGCTCGGTCAAGAGCTGCTTGAAGAAGCGTTCGTTCATGGTCGGATTCTTGTTCGGAACCCGACCATTTTACCCGGCAGGTAAATTATTTACCAGTGGAAGAAGCGGGCGGGACTATCCAGCTTCGCCCGTTGTACGTCATGGTCACGTTGCGCGTGCGCGCGTAGGTCGGGAATTCGCCGTCGAGAATGAGCTGCTTGATGACGTCATGCGAGTCCGGGCGCGGCGGGTGCGATCGCGCGAACACGTCATAGACGACGCGGTCGCCGATGCTTACGCGGGAGATGCGGCTTCTGAAACCGTTCATGCGCCTCCCTTCTGCTTTTCCATCGCGTCGGCGAGTGCGATCGCGTCGTTCATCTGCTTCGCGTCGATGCGCATGCGCAGCTCGACGTCCACGCCGAGCATATCGCTGAAAACCTGCGCGAGCGCGTTCGATGCGTCTTGGATCTCGGGCAGGCCCGCGTCGTTGCGCTTCACGAGCGTCTGAACGGCTTCCATCAGCCGCCGCTTGTTGGCGATTGCGTTGCTCATGCGGTCCTCGGGAACACGTTGTGGAAGTTCATGGCGTTCTGGCGGTTGATGTATTCGCCGCCGGGCTGCATCGCCGTCGCCGGGAGATTCGCCTTCAGCCACGCGTCGATCATCTGGTGATCCACTACCTGACTCGTCGGCTCGATGAAAAGCAGGCGGTGCCCGTCGATCTTGTGCACGAAGAGGCTGAGCACGACCGGGCGGCCGTCGAGCTGGCCGATGGTCGGCAGATAGCCGCCGAGCCCTTGCTCCCACGGCATGCCGCGCTGCTTGTGATACTCGCGCCAGAGGCACATCGACTCATACGAGTTCGCCTCGACCACGCCGACGACGCCGTCGAGAAAGTCTTTCATCTGGCTCACGCGTCCCTCGCTTTCAGCATGGCGTCGGCTTCCATGTAGCGAATGCGCGCCCGGAATTCCGCCCAAAACTCAGCATTGGCGCGCGGGTGCGTCGCATAGTCGGGCATCTTGCGGCCGACTATGTCCTCCGCGTAGCCGACGCCGTAGCCTTCGAGCTCCACGGTCGTGTGCGTCGCGAAGTAGTCGCGCGCCGTGATGCCGGGATGCGACACGGTGCTCTTGACCGGCGCATAGAGCTTGCCGGGCTCCGCATCGGGCGGGAGCCCTTCGAAGTCAATCGTGAGCGGGAATGCCGGGCCGCCGTCGTTCTTGTTGCTCATACCTTCCTCGATTTCACGAGCGTGCGTCGCCCGTCATAGTGGAATCGCTGCTTGCCGAACGTCATCGCTTCACAGTGCCGCTCGACAAGCCACAGATAGATGAACGCGGGCAGAAGCCGCGTCCACGCTCTCATTCGGCTTCTACCTTCGCGAACGTGCGGTGGATGATCGTGCGCGGCTCTTCGGTCACGGTCACGTCGTAGGCGTGCTCGATCCAGTCGATCGCCTCGGGCTCGGCGTGCTTGCCGCCGCCATACCAGTACGTCCAGCCGATCCACGAGCCGTCGAGATACTGCATCGCGACGGACTGCGACTCGTAGTAGCTCAGGCCGCGCCCCTGATACTCGACCGGCACGTCCGTTTCGTGCTGGCCGCCGCGCAGCTCGTTCTTCGGGTCTTGCAGCTCCCAATCCTGATTGTTCGCCTCGAAGAGCTCTTCGATGTTCTCGGCGGTCACTTCGTCCGTAAGCGGCTCGATGTACTTCATCTCGACGGCTTTCAGCAGGATCAGGTGTCGGAGCTTCTGGTCGGCGGTCATCTTCGTTGCTTGGGTCATGCTGTCCTCGTCAATAGGCTGAGCCGGGCTGTCCGGCCTCGTTGCTGTTGGTGCATTCGTTGCGGTGGTCATTCGCGTGCGGGCAGCGCTTGTTGCCGCACTTCGCACAGACGATCATGCGGGTCATCGCGATCGGAACGCGGTGCCCGGTCGTCAGTTCGACCGTCTTGCCCGTCAGGCATGCGCGGCACTCGCACGGCTTCGTCGGCTCGCACGGCGCGGTGACTGGCGTCGCCTTCATCGCCTCGACGCGCGACCGATGGAACGAGTCGGCGTAGTCGCGCATTTGATCCATCGTGTAGAGCGCGTCGGCGGGCGGATGCGCATAGAGCTCATGGCGGCCCTTGCCGAGCGTCGCGCGGCCGTGCTCATTGAGTGCCATGAACGCGATGCCGGTGAGGCTGTCGCCGGGCTTCGTGATGGTCACGCGCGCGACCGGCTGAGCCTCGGCCGCCTTCTCGGCGATCGCGGCATCGCGATTGATCGTCTCCGCGAGCGAAAGCTCGCCGGTCAGAACGCTTCGCGGGCCGTTCGGCTCCCATACGCCGCCGACCGCGACGACGAACGCGGCGAGCTGCTTGTTCTCTTCGCGCAGGCGCTCCAGCTCGGCGCGCGCCGCGTCGCGGTCATCGAGCGCATGGCTCCATGCGCCCGCCGTCCATTTCGGGTGATTGACGAGCGCTTCAGCCTCGTCGGTGGTGACGTCGCGAAAGACGGCGGTGAATGCCTTGCTCATTCTGCGCTCCCACGCTTCGGCCAAGTCTTGACTTGCGGGTAGTGGTGGCCCATTGCGAGCGGCTTGTGGGGCATGCGCTCAATCGTCACGATGACGCCGAGCTTTTCCCACTTCTGCGCGAGTTCCAGCGCTTCGAGCCCCGCCTGATAGCCGGGTCCGAGCTCAGCTTCGAGTTCCGCGATGGATCGCTTCAGGCGCTCGGCGTTCGCCGGGCTCGACAGAAGGTGCGCGGTATCGTCGTCGCTCGCGAAGCCTTCCGCGCGCGCCGCGTCGGCCTTCTTCAGCCACTCGGCGTCGATGCTCTGCACGAGCTCGCGAAGGTGGCCTTGCCATTCCGGCGGGAAGGCGTCAGTCGGCGGCGGCGTCAGGCCGGTGAGCCTTCCGATGAAGGTGGCGATCGCGCCGACGAGCGCCGGGTTTAGATCGCCGGGGAAGGCGGTTCCGTTGTTCTGGTTCATGCGTTGGTGTCTGCGAAGTGAGGGAAGAGCGCCGCGCGATGCGGCGCCCGGCCGTGCTTAGTTGTTTTTCATCTGCGAGAAAAGGCGCTTGCCCGCTGCGGTGATGGTCACGCCGTCCGCCCGATAGAAGCGCATCTCGCCGTTCGCCCAAGTGACTTGAAGGTTCGGCTCGACGTACTGGTAGCAGCCGAGCGTGACGGCGTTTCCTTGCGCGTCCGTGATTGCCGCGCCGAGCCCCTTCATTCGCTGGAGCTTCGGATACCCGGTGATCTTCGAGCACTCCATATCCGAGAACTGAATGAGGCCGCCCGCCTCATTGTTCGCGTACATCAGAAACTCCGCGTGCGCGGTGAGCGCGGCGGCCGACAGAAGGGTTGCGACGATCGTTTTTTTCATTTGGTTTCCCCTGTGAAGTGGTGAGACAGATATTAGTCGCCTAACTTGTGAAAGGCAAGCGTTTTATTTATCTCACCGGTAAATTTTCGCAAAGGGAACGCGGGAAAACGACGCTCAGCGCGCCCGCCATGTGACGAGCAAGCGCTTGGCCGCACGGCGCTGGCGCTTCTCCTCGGCCGCACGCATGCGCTCGCGGTCCTCGTCGGTGATGATCTGCGCGCGCTCGACGGCTTTGCGCTGTTCCAGCGCGACGAGCGCGTCTACGCTGACGTTCGCGCCGACCGTCGCGAGCGCGGCGGCCAGCGCGGCGAGATGCGAGCGGCCGATACGGCTGCCGCCGCCTACTACGACAACGTCCTTCATTCCTTGGCTTCCTTCGGTTCGGTGGTGGGCAAGGGCAGCGAAAAGGCGCGCATCAGCACGCCGATCCAGATCAAGCCTGCGAGAAAGGGATTCATGCGGCGGCCTTCGTGAGATGCGCGATCGACTCGCCGTAATTCGTCGCTGACGAGTCAGGGTCGAGCCCAAGGCGTTCGCACATGGCATGCGCCGACGTTGAGCCGAAGCCGAACGTCTCCATAGCCAGAACCCAATTCGCCATGCGCGTGCGCTTCACGATGCGGCGCACGTTCGCGAGAATCAGCGCGTCGCGCTTGTCTTGCTCGTAGCTCATGCCCGGTCGCGCTCCATCAGACGCGTGAGGGTGTGGCGGTAGTCGTCGGGCGTGATGCAGTTGACGAGCGCCGTCGCGACGCGCGCGGGCCGCGCGGCTGCTTCCTTGATCCAGTAGCGGAATAGCGCCGCGTCATCCGCGCCTTCGCGCACGAACGTGAAGCTCGCGCGCCAGCTCTCCAGCGTGCGCGTCCACTGGCGGCCGTCCGGGCCGCGATAGAACACGGTGCGCGGGAATTTATCGGCCTTCTCGGCGTCGGGCTCGCTCGTCAGGCCGATGACGGTGTATTCGTCGCCGCCGCGATGCTTCCACGTCGATCCGGGGGTAGGGAGTCGGTACAGTTCGCTCATTTCGTCAGCAGTTGTTCAAAGGGATTCGGGGGTGTCTTGCGCACGCGTGCACGGATGACCGAGCGCATCTTCTTGCGGTACTTCTGGCTCGACTTCTCGCGGTCCATCTTCGGCTCAGGCACGTTCTTCTTGTTGCCGAGCGCGTAGACGGGCGTGTGCTTACCGGCGCCTTCCGGCGCGATCCAGCGGCACACGTAGATGATCTTCGCCTCGCGGAACCGGCGAAGGCGCTCGCGCACCGGGCGCTCAGTCAGGCCGAGCCGCGCCTGAAGCTCGCGGTTCGTGAGCTCGCCTTCGTCGGCGAGCGCCTTCAGCATGAGCTTGTCGCTCGGGTGCATCGGCTTCTCAGTCGGATTCGTCCCGGCGCGCTCGTGCCACTCGGCAAGCGTGATGACGAAGGGCTCCTGTTTCGGGCGGCGCACCATCACATATCGGCCGCCTACGGCCATGCAAATGACCGGGCCGACTTCATCCACGTAGCGGGCGCGCTGGCGCGGGCGGCGAAGCTCAAGCGGCATCTTCGGCTCCATCGGCGGCAATGATCGGCGCGATCGCGGCCTTCAGCGCGCGAAGGGTTCTCAGGCTCAGCGTCTTGTTGCTGCCGGGAAGATCGGCAAACCATGCGCGCAGGTGGCTCAGCTCGACGGACTCCATGATCTTCGGCGTGACCGGCTCGATTCCGTTCTGCCAGTAGAAGCTAGTACTCGATTTGCCGCCGATTCGATGGCCGTCCGTCTTGCTGTAGCGATAGTCGATTGCGCTATTGAACTTGACGACGATCTGCGTCGGCGTGACGCGAGCGACTTCGTAAATGTCATAGTCAGTCCCGCGCGACTTCTGCACGGCTACTTTATGGCCCGGCCGCAACGAGCGCAGCCATTGCAGCTTGACCGCCTTCTCGGCTTCCCTGCGCTGGTTCTCTTCTTCCCACGGTGTCATTACTGGCTCCTTCCATGCGGTTTCTACCCCTGCGGTAGATTTACCCGAAGGATAAACTATTTCCCTTGCCTTGTGGGTACTGGCAATGGAAAAATAGCGCCCATGACGAAAGAACGCTACACACTGCACCACGGCGACAGCCTTGTCGTGCTTGCCTCAATGCCCGCAAACTCGGTCGATTCCATCGTCTGCGACCCGCCGTATGAGCTCGGCTTCATGGGTAAAGCGTGGGATAAATCCGGCATCGCCAATGATCCTGCGATGTGGGCCGAATGCCTGCGCGTGCTCAAGCCCGGCGGGCACCTGCTCGCCTTCTCGGGCTCGCGCACGTATCACCGCATGGCTTGCGCCATTGAGGACGCGGGCTTCGAGTTGCGCGATCAAATCATGTGGGTGTATGCGACGGGCTTTCCGAAGTCGATGGACGTCTCGAAGGCAATCGACAAGGCTGCGGGCGCGACGCGCGAAGTCGTCGGCGTGCGCGCCAGTTTCCGGCCGAACGCGAACGCAACGCGCGACCCGGAAGGGTTTCAGGACCGCAGCAACGGAAGCGTAACCGCGCCTGCGACCGACGAAGCAAAGCAATGGGATGGATGGGGAACCGCGCTCAAGCCTGCGCACGAGCCGATCTGCGTCGCGCGCAAGCCGCTCGATGGCACTGTCGCATCGAATGTGCTCACGCACGGCACTGGCGCGCTCAATATCGACGGCTGCCGCATTGAGACGAGCGACTCGATTCGCAGCACGACGAACCCGGACATTCGCGGCAATGCCTACAACGCCGACGTCTCCGACCGTGCTCGCGCCACTGAATACGTGCCGTCTGAGCTTGGCCGCTGGCCGAGCAATCTACTGCACGATGGATCGCCCGAAGTGCGCGCGCTCTTCCCTGACTCGAAAGGGCAGCGCGGCGCCGTGACCGGCAACGAGCCGAGCTCGAAAACGAACAACGTCTACGGCAAGTTCGAAGGCCGCCCGGCGACGGTGCCGCGCGTGGATCTCGACACGTCGGCCGCTCGCTTCTTCTATTGCCCGAAAGCATCGACCGCCGACCGGCACGAAGGGCTCCAGCATCCCGGCGCGCAATTCAAGCGCGGCACGACGCTGCGCAAGGTCGAAGTCGCGGCCGCCGCTGGTGAGCTCAGCGGCAACACGCATCCGACCGTGAAGCCGACCGAGCTCATGGCCTATCTGTGCCGCCTCGTGACGCCGCCGGGCGGAACCGTCCTTGATCCATTTTGCGGGTCTGGTTCAACGGGCAAAGCCGCGATGCGCGAAGGCTTCAACTTCATCGGCATCGAACTCGACGCCGCGTATCTCGCGATCGCCGACGCGCGCATCAAGTTCGAGCTGCTCAAGCAAGAGCCCGCGCCGGAACCGGAAGCACCGCTCGCCGACGTGCGCCAGCTCGATCTGCTCTCTCACCTTTCCGGCTTCTGATCCATGACCGAACAGATTCACTCCCTCATTCACGAGAACGCGCGCCAGCTCGCGCACGCGAAGGCGCAAGGCGCGCAGCTGCGCCGGGCCGCGCAAGCCGAGCTCGCACGCGTCGAAGCGCGGCTCGAATCGATGGCGCCCGGCGGCATCGTCGCGGACGCCGCGCGTCGTGATGAGTACATGGCGCTCGTCACGCAGCGCGATCAGCTTCGGCGGGCCGTTGCGTGATTCTGGCGATTCCGTTTTTCGTCCTCGCGATCACGGCGCTGCTGGTCGATTGTCCCGGCTTCGCAGTGCTGTGCTTGCTTTTCATGTTGTTTTCCATTTGAGGGGTTCCCCCATGAAAAAACTGATTTACAGCCTTGTCTTGATCGTGTCGGCCGCGCTCATCGTGTTCAATCTATTTCATTGCGTGCAGGAGGCTCGGGCGTATCACGCGGGCGTCGCGTCGTTCTACGCTGCGCTCACGCTTGTATGGGTCGAGGCCGGGTCGGCGGCAATCGGCGGGCTTCTGCCATCGCATCGAGCATGGCGAGCCGAGCATTGGGCCGCGCTTGTAGAGTGGTTTGCCCAATATCGCGTCGCGCGTGAAGTCGTGTATGCGCTGACAATGGTTCTTCCGGTCGTCGCGGTGCCGTTCATCTGGATCGCTACGATCATCGTCGCCGCTGTGAGCGTCGTTTCATACGGTCCCGGCTATGTTCGCGTCGAATGGCAGAAGGTTCGTGCATCGCGCAAGAAAATCGAGCAGACCTATGCGCTGGAACGCCAAAGTCGCGAGCAAGCCGCCGAGGCCGTGGATCGCGCCAAGGCTGGTTTGAGCGTCTAAAGCTCGCACAGCATGACAAACCCGCTTCGGCGGGTTTTTTTGTGCCCGGAAAAAGTCGTGACGACACGATGGGCGCATGACGAATGCAGCCGATCAACAGCTTCTTGATGCGCTTCCGGCGTACCTGAGCATCTCCGACATGCTCAAGGCGACGCCTATCACGGAAGGCGCCGATCGCTTCATCTATCTCGAAGCGTCGAACGAGACGACCGACCAACAAGGCGAAGTCGTGCTCGCGAAGGCGCTCGCCGACTCGGCCGCGTACTACCTGAAGTTCGGCAATCTCGATATCGACCACTTCACGCAGATCGGCGCGAAGCAGGGCATTCCCAATTACGAGCTCTTCGAAATTGGCCGCCCGGTCGCCGTGCGCGCCGAGAAGGGCGCGACGTTCGTGAAGGGACAGATTTACGCGGGCACTGGCGCGGCCGCCGAGAAGGCGAACGCGTTTTGGGCTTCGCTCACTGAGCTGAGCCCGCCTGCGCGCTGGTTCCCGTCCGTGGGCGGCGCAATTCAAGAGAAAGAAGTCGGCATCGACCCGGTGACGAAGAGCCGCCGGGCGCTCATTCGAAAAGTCCGCTGGACAAACATCGGGTTTTCAAAAACGCCGGTCAATCCCAACCTCGCGACCGTCTCGACGGTTCCGTTCGGAGCGCTCACGAAGTCGTGGGGCTCGGGCGGGTTCGATCTGGCGAAGGCGCTGACGGCTGGCTACGGCACTGATTCCGCGTCGCTCGAAGGTGGAGCGGCTATGCGAGTGCAATCCCTCGATCGCACGCTGCACTCGTATTGGGATATGCGCGATCACGTCGCGAAAAAGATGCTCAAGGGCGCGCTCAAGCCGCGTGCTGACGACATTTATCGCGAAGCTCAAACGCAATTCGGTTTGTCTGCTGACGAGGCGGGCGACTTCGCCGAACGGTTTTTGGGTGACTTGGAACACAACCTAAAGGGGTAATTCATGAGTTTCAAAGCTCTGTTGGAGCGTTTCGAGACGCTGCAAAAGTCGCTTCCGGCCGAAGGCTCGGAGGACGACGACAAGATCGCGGCCGCCGCCGCCGCGTCGGGTGACACGCCCAACGGTGAAGGCAACGGCGAAGGCGACGAAGGCGTTTCGTCCGGCGAAGGCGACAACGACGAGCTCGGCGAAGGCGAAGGCGAGTCGATGAGCAAGTCGTTCTCGATCACGCTGGACGACGGCTCGGTCATCGAAGCGCAAGACGGCACGCAGCTCGTCAAGTCGCTGCAAGAGCAAGTCGGCGCGCTGCAAGGCCGCATCGACGCGCAAGCGTCCGAAGGCGAAGTCATGGCGAAGGCGCTGCAAACCGCGTGCGACGTCATCGAGCGTCAAGACGCGATGTTCAAGTCGCTGTCCGCGAAGGTGGATGCGCTCTCGAAGCAAGGTCGCGGCCGCGCATCGGTCGTGAACGTGGCCGAGAAGCCCGCTCCCGCCAACGTCGCGAAGCCCGCAGTCGAAGGCGTGAAGCCCGACGACTTCATGGCGAAGGCGATGGACAAGTTCAACGCTGGCGCGATTTCAGGTCGTGACGTTGCAATTGCTGAAAACGCACTTGCAGTCGGGAAACCTGTTCCGGCCGAGCTCGTTTCGAAAGTTTTGTCCTAATTCTTAGGGGGAATGGATGATTAACCCGGCAATCCTGCAAGGGCTTCAGAGCGGTCAAGTCGTTACCGGCGATATGACCTCGACGGACGCCGAAGCGCTGCAAAAGGCGCTGTCGGCTGGTTACGGTACGGACGTCTCGACGCTGACGGGCGGCGCTGCACTGCGCATCCAGTCGCTCGACAAGACGATGAAAACCGTCATTCAGGAGAACAAGCACTTCGTTCTCTTCAACGAACTCGCCAAGTCGAACGCGACCGCGACCGTTGACGAATGGACGGAACAATCCGGTGTCGGCGGCTTCCTCGGCGGCTCGACCAACACCGAACTCGGCGGCATCAATCAGGCAACCGGCCAGTACGCACGTCGCGTCGGCATGGTCAAGTTCCTGATGACGCAACGCCAAGTGTCGTTCGTGCAGTCGATCACGAACAACATCGTGGAAGCCGAAGCAGTCGAAGCCCAAAACGGCGCGCTGCAACTGCTGACCGATGCTGAATACCTGTCGTTCGAAGGCGATTCGACCATCGTCCCGACCGAATTCGACGGTATCGGCGCACAGATCGCGAGCCTCAACTCGGCCGATCACATCATCGACGCGCGCGGCGGCGCTGTGAACCAGATCGATATGATCGATCAGGCTGCGGCGACGATCGCTGGCTTCGGCAACTTCGGCACGCCGACGCACTTCTTCAGCTCGCAGCTCGTGCAGAGCGATCTGAACACGAAGCTCGACCCGGCTTTCCGCGTGAACCTGACGAACGTCGGCGCGGGCGGCATCGAGCTCGGCGCTCCGGTGGTCGGCATGCGCACGTCGTGGGGCGAAATCAAGAATTGCCCGGACGTTTTCATTCGCGACGAAAAGCAGCAAACGCCTTTCGAGCTGCGCTATCCGGCGTTCGCCGTGGCGAACAACACGATGCAACCGGCAGGCGTCGCAGCAGCGGCCAATGCTTCGGGCGGCGCATCGAGCCAGTTCGCAACCGGTCAAGACGGCAACTACGTCTATGCCGTGGGCGGCCTGAACGCGAACGGCGAGTCGCAAGCTGTCGTGACCGACCAAGTCGCTGTCGGCGTGGGCGGTTCCGTGACGCTGACGATCACGCGCTCGGCTTCGGCGGCCGAAACCGGCTACGCGATCTATCGCGGCCGCCGCAACGGTACCGGCGCGCTGAGCGATCTGCGCTTCGTCAAGCGTATCCCGGCATCGGGCGGCGCAACGACCGTGTTCACCGATCTGAACGCAGATATTCCGGGTACGACCAAGGCGTACATCCTGAATATGCGCTCGGGCGCGGACGCGATCAACTGGCGTCAGCTGCTCCCGATGACCAAGTTCGCGCTGTATCCGACGAACGCGGCCGTGATTCCGTGGGCTCAGCTGCTCTTCGGCTACCTGCGCATCGCGAAGCGCCAGCAGCACATCGTCATCAAGAACATCGTGCCGACCGGCGCGCTGTGGAAGCCGTTCTAAGCGGCGTGACGGGCCGGGGAAACCCGGCGTGTTGAATGCGATCAGGCCGAGCGTCAAACCTCGGCCTGATTCATAACGGAGAACAAACATGACGATCAAAGTCATCTGCAAGCTGCCCAACGCAAGCACAAAGATCAACGGTGTGCGCTTCGAGCGCGTGGGCGAACACGTCCATTCGGTCGATGAGCTCACGCAAGAGCAACTGGATCACTTCGCCTCGATTACGGGCTACGAAGTGGTCGATTCTGACGCCGCCGACGCCGCACAAGACGACGTCGAAGAGGCGAGCGCGCCCGATGAGGCAGCGCAGCCTACGCGCGGGCCGGGCCGTCGCCCGAAAGGCATCAAGGCCGCGCAGTAAAGAACCTGTGGGGGGTGCTTTTGGGGCGGGCTTCGGCTCGCCCTTTTTTTCGCCCGCGTCGTGACGACACACTGAGCGCATCCGATCTGAGGCTATTCATGACCGTCCTTTTCCCGATCGCCGACGCGCTCGCGCAGTTCCGCGCCGATCAGCTGCCGCTCTTGCAGGCCAACTTCCCGCTGCCGGTCGCGCCGTCTGACGGGCTGCTCACGCGCAAGTTCGAAGCGGCGGAAAGCGAGCTTCAGCGCAAGCTCGGCGTCTATCTCGCGCCGACCATGATCTTCGGCGGCACTGAGCCGACCGACGCTGATATTGCCGCGCTCAACGGCGCTCCTTACGCGATCGAGTCTGGATACGATATGACGCCCGACTTCTTCAGCGTCGGGCAGTGGGGCACGCTCATGCTGCGCTCGCGCCCGGTGAAGTCGATCACGTCGATGAAGTTCATCTATCCGACGCTCAACGCGCAAGTCATCGATATGCCGACGAGCTGGATTCAGCTCGACAAGCGCCTCGGGCTCGTGAACGTCGTGCCGGGGCCGGGCGGGCTCAATATCCCGCTCAATATCTTCGCGATGCAGGCGATGAATCAAGGCACGACGGTGCCGAACATGATTCGCGTCCAATACACCGCCGGGCTTGACCCGACGCATTTCATGTATGCGGACGTGCAAGACGTGTGCATCCGCCTCGCGGCGCTGCGTCTGCTCAAGGATACCTTCACGCCGCAGTCGGGCTCTATCTCGGCTGACGGGCTCTCGCAATCTCAATCCGTCGATCTGGCGAAGTTCGCCGAAGGTGTCGAAGCCGACATTCAGGATATGCGAAACAAGCTGCTCGGACCGGTCATTGGAGTGTTCTGAAAATGGATCAACCGCAATTCGGCGCGATCGTGCTGCATATGGGCCGCATGTGCCGCTTCCTCGGCGCGGGCCGCTATGAGCCCGTCGAGACGTCTCTCGAGAAGCAGCGCGGCATCGAGCCCGGCGAGATGACCGCAGGCATGCGCGCGGCGCTCGACGCACTCAATCGCGAGACGCGCTAAATGCAGCTCAGCCCCGAACGCTTCAATCAGTTCCTCGACGGCATCGGGCAGCTCGTGACGTGGTCGCGCGGCTACGCGTGCCCATGCGTGAACCCGAACAGTGGATCGGCGAAGCCCAATTGCCCGGCGTGCAAAGGCAAGGGCCGGACGTGGGACACGCCGATCGAGTGCAAGACGGGCGTCGCGGGCCGCTCCGCGCATAAGGATTGGGCCGCCTTCGGCATGTGGGACGGCGGCGACGTCGTGCTGTCGATTCCGTCCGACTCGCCACTCTACGCGATCGGCCAATACGACCGCGTCGTCATGGTGAATCGCTCCGAGCCGTTCTCGATGAACCTTGTCGCGGGCGTGAACGACTCGGCGCTGTCGCATATGACCTTCGTCTCCGTCGATCGCGTCGCCTACTTCAGCCCGAACGGCGGGCAGCTCGTCATCGTGACGCCGCCCGTCATCAACCCGGACGGCACGCTGACGTGGCCCGATGGATCGCCGCCGCCGGGCATCACGTACTCGATGAGCGGCCGCCGCCGTCAAGAGTACTTCTGCTTCAACGATATGCCGTGGGACCGGCCGCATCACGCGGGCGCGCAGCTGCCGCGCAACGTCGTGCTGCGTCGTTTTGACCTTTTCGGGAGGGGCTAATGCTCGTCTTTTGGATCTTCGCGTGGGTGCTGCTCGCGCTGCTGGACAACCTTTTCACGCTCGTCTCGTTCCCGCTCGCGCCGCTCGTCGCCGCGTTCGCGGACAAGGACGGCAATCTGCCGCGCGCGCTGCGCTGGTTCCAGACGTTCGATGCGCCGCTCGATGCGGGCTGGCGAGACGGCTACTTCGCCCATACCGGCACGCCTACGGGCTTCGCGCTCTGGTGGCTGCGCGTGCGCTGGCTGTGGCGCAATCCGGGCTACGGCTTCGGCTATTACGTCGCGGGCATCGCATTCGACCCGGCCGCGTGGCGCGTCGTGCACTTCTCGACGGACGGCACGAGCTCCACATTCATTGCGACCGATGGGCGGCACTTCAACATCGCGCTCGGGCGCTCATGGCTATCGCTCAAGATCGGCTGGAAAGCATGGAACTACTTCGACGCGCCGACGCAGACCTTCCGCACGACGCCGTGGGGGCCGGAAATGCGCACGATGATCTGCTCGACGTTCCGGCCGTGGTGAGATGAGCGGCGCGCAATACAAGATCAGCGTCGATCTGGCGCCTGTGCTCGGCATGCTCCAAGCGCAGGCCGAGACGCTGCTCGGGCGCGTCGCTGAGACGGTGCAGACCTTCGGCGAAGTCGCGACGCAGCAGTGGAAGAACGCCGTCATGCAGGCGCCCGGCATCTACTACGGCGAGAAGCAAGCCTACGCGAAGTCGATCGAGTGGTACAACTCCGGGCCGTTTGAAGTCACCGTCGAAGCGGGCTATGACAAGGCGGGCGAGATTGAAACCGGGCGGCCCGCGCGCGACCTGAAGGCCGCGCTCAAGACGTCGCTGCGCGTGCGCGTGGCGAAGAGCGGGAAGCACAAGGGGCAGCGCTACCTCATTATCCCGTTCCGCCACAACACGCCCGGATACGACGCGCACGCCGACGCGATGCCCGCCGATATCTACGAAGTCGCCTCGCAAATGAAGCAGTCGCGCGTGACGGGCAAATACCTCACGGCGAATCAGCAAGGCGTCGTGAAGGGCGGCAAGCCCGTCATGATCGAGCGCAACAAGTACAAGTGGGGCGAGTCGCTGCCCGCCGGGCTCGCGCCGAAAAAGAAGAGCTATCACGCGACCGACCCGTATGCGGGCATGGTGCGCATGAAGGAATCGACCGGCGGCTCAGCCTACCTCACGTTCCGCGTGATGGGCGAGTGGTCGAGCGGCTGGATCGTCGCGCCGCAGCCCGGCCGATACATCGCGAAGGGCGTCGCCGACGAGCTCGGGCCGAAGTTCGATTCGGCTATGCAGAAAGCGCTGGAGATGGGCGGCTAAAGAAGTCGTGACGAGATGCTTGCACCATGATCTCGTTCCTTCAAGCGCTCGCGGCAGGCAATGCCGTATCGGTCATTCTTCAGCCGCCGCAAGGCGCTCTGAAGTGGTCCGTGCTGCGCAAGACGACCAACGATATCGCAGGACTCTCGGACCCGGCCGCGACGCTCGTCTACACCGGCTCCGACAAATACTTCGTGGACACGTCGGGGCTCATCAACGGGCTCACGTACTTCTACGAGCCGTTCTATTACGACGGCAAGCAATGGAGCGCGGGCGCGATCGCATCGGTCGTGCCGCAGTGCTCATTCGAATTCATTCAGACGGACGTCCAGACGTTCTTGCGCGATCGCATCGCGGCGGGCCTCGCTGCGGCCGTCGCACGTCAGGCGATCTTCCCGCAAAGCGGCGCTATCCCGGTGCTCACTGCCTCGCCGGTCTTTGAGGACGTGAGCTTCCCGGTCGTGACGGTACACCTGCAATCAGACGGTTCGAGCGAGCGCGCTGTTGGCGAAGCGATTGGCGCTGACGTCGATGACGAGACGCTCGGGCAGTTCGAGGGGTGGCTGAGCCGTTATCAGCTCGCGATCGCGATATCGAGTCTGAGCTCCGATGAGCGGATCACGCTGCGCAATCTCGTGAAGTCGATCGTGCAAGCCAACTTGCAGATTTTCGAGTCGGTCGGCATGGAGCTGATCGATCTTCAGTTCTCCGATCAGGAGGACTTCACGACATACAACGTGCCGATGTTCCAGTCGCTCGGCGCCTTCTCGTGCGTCGCGCCCGCATCGATTCAAGCAGCGGTTCCGAGCATCGAAGCAATCGAAACCAACTACCAATTTTGACGAGGGGAATGTCGATGGGCAAAGCCACTGACACCACTACGGACGCGACGGCGTCCACGAGCACGGACACGAGCGCATCGAGCGCGCCGTCCGCGAGCACGACGCTCTACACGGATGCCGGCCCGCAAGTGGTCACGGAATTCGTTCAAGGCATCGAAGAGTTCTGCGCGACTTTGTCCGCGACCGACCGCCGCATCGAAATGATCGGCGCGTTCTATCGCGTCGAGATGGCTGCTGGCCGCACGCGCGCGCTGCCGTCTGAATTCAAGGACCGCTATTCGGCGTTCCTGATCCAGCCCGCTTAACCGGAGACTCCTAAATGAGTGGTTTGTTTTTCAATGGGCGGCTTTACACGAGCCCGGCCGTCGTCAGCGCAGTTGACGACTCGGCAATGGCCGATCAGGGCGCAAGCGTCGGCAATTCGCTGCTGCTGATCGGTACCTCGACGGGCGGTGCGCCCAATTCGGTGCTGAAGTTCGGCTCGCCCGCCGAAGCTGTCTCGGCGCTGCGCAGCGGCGAGCTGATGGAAGCGTGTCGCAAGGCGTTTTCGCCGAGCGCGGAAACCGGCGGCCCGGCAACGGTCTACGCAATCCGCGTGAACCCGGCCGTGCAATCGACGCTGACGATCAACGACGCTTCGAGCGTGCCGACGATCAAGCTGACGACCGATGACTATGGTTTGTACACCAACAACATCAAAGTCAAGATCGAGAACGGCACGACGCAAGGCTTGAAGCTCACGACGCAGCTCGGCAACGATTACACGTCGGCCGACAACGTCTATCGCAACGCATTCTCGGTGCAGTACGCGGGAGCAGCGGCGAGCGCGACGATCAGCGTCACGGACTCGGCAATCAGCGTCTACGCGCCTGCTGCAACGCTCGTCGCGACGATCGATCTGACGCAGTTCTCGACCATTCAGCAAGTCGTGGATCGCATCAACGCGATCAGCGGCTTCACGGCTACGCTGCTCGACGGCAACGGCTCGCTCGCGGCGCTCAGCGGCCTCGACACGATCACGGCACAAGACGTCAAGACGGCGCTGTACACCGTGACGGCGAACCTGCAGGCGGTCGTGGACTGGTTCAATGGCTCGTCCAGCCCTTACGTCAATGCGACGCGCCTCACCGGCTCGGGCAAGGCTCCGGCGATCATGCCGTTCACCTACCTCGCGGGCGGCTCGGACGGCATCACGACGAACGCCGAGTGGAGCAACGCATTCACCACGGCGCAAACCGTCGATGTGCAGTGGGTGACGCCTCTGTCGAGCAACGCGGCGATCGCGGCAATGGCCGACTCGCATGTGCAGTACATGAGCACGGTCGCCCGTCTGGAGCGCCGCGCGATCTGCGGCACGGCACTCGCGACGACCGATGCGGCCGCGATTCAAGCCGCCAAGGCGATCAATTCTGATCGCACCGGCCTCGTGCATCTCGGCTTCTACGGCTACGACTACAGCGGCAACTACACGCTGTTCCAGCCGTACATGACCGCTGCGCTGATCGCCGCTGGCTTCGCGGGCCTGTCGCCGGGCGAGACGATGACGAACAAGTCGCTGTCCGTCTCGGGCTGGGAGCGCACGCTGCGCAATCCCACGGATACCGACACGTTGATCCTCGGCGGTGTCATCCCGGTCGAGTCCAACTCGCGCGGCTACATGGTCACGAAGGCGGTTTCGACGTGGCTCACGAATAGCAATTACAACCGCGTCGAGCTCTCGTGCGGCACGGCTGTCGATTACACGCTGCGCAGCGTGCGCGACGCGGTCGCGCCGTATCTCGGCCAAGGCGGCACGCCGCTCACCTTGGGCGCGATCCACGCGGCAGCCGAGTCGGCGCTGCGCCTGTGCGCGACGGCGGCACCGGCTGGTCCGGGCGTGCTCGTGGGCGACAAGGCGAACCCCGCCTACAAGAACCTGAGCGTCTCGCTCTCGGGCGATCAAGTGGCGATCACGTTCCAAGCGAGCCCGGTGATTCCGGTCAATTACGAGTCGGTGTTGATGTACGCGCAGCCGTACAGCGGCACGGCATCGGCCTAAGGAGGGCACGATAGATGAGTCGTACCAACGTTAAGACGCGCTCGGGCAACCGGGTCGTCGTGCAGTTCGACGGCAACACGGTCGGCCTGCTCCAGAACATTCGCATGTCGGATGACTATGCGCCCGAGCCTGCTTCGGGCGTGGGTGATATCCACGCGATCGAGTACGTGCCGACGATGGCGCGGCACCAAGTTTCGGCTGAAACGATGGTGCTGTTCACCGGGGCGCTGCGCGATCAGGGGCTCACGCCCGAGAACGGCGACGCCGTGCTCGAAGGCACGGTTTTCGATATCTGCGTGATGTCGAAAGACGACGGCTCGGTGCTGCGCAAGATCGTCTCGTGCTCGTTCGCGAGCGGCGACACGACCGTGAGCAAGCACGCGATCATCACGTCGAATGCGCAATTCAACGCGCTCGACGTGTCGGGCACCGGCCTGTAAGGGGGAAGGGCGCATGAAGAGTTCTCTTCATCGCGCCCGGCTCGATTGGCGACTGTGGGCGCTGCTGATTCCGGCAGCGCTCATTTTGTTTTCCAACGTGCCGGTCGCTCTCACCATCGGCTATTCGTTCGCCGTCGTCGTGTTCTTCGCGGCCGCGTCGCACCTTCTGCGTAAGGTGCTGTTCCCTTACGTGGATCTGCGCGAGCTCGTGGACAAGGCCGTCGAGACGCCGCTCGCGTCTGCTGTCGTGTTCCTCGGCATCGCAATCGTGCTGAGCGCCATTTTCATCGCGAACGCGATATGGCTGTCGCACTGACGCCGCCCGCCGCTGCGCTGCCGTATCTGCCGCTCGTGCGCGCGGAAGCGGCCGCGCTGTGGGCCGATCATCCGCATCCGGCCTATCTGGCCGCGCAGATCGAGCAAGAGACGTGTCCGTCCCTCACGAGCAAGCTGTGCTGGAACCCGCGCGCCGAGCTCAAGACGTCGCGCGAGTATGGCTTCGGGCTCGGGCAGCTCACTGTCACGCCGAAGTTCAATAACTTCAACGAGGCGAAGAAGTGGGACAAGTCGCTTGCCGGGTGGCAATGGTCCGACCGCTTCGACGCGAAGTTTCAGATTCGCGCGCTCGTCGCCTATGACCGCAATCTCTATCGGCAGATCAGGGGCGCGGCCGATGCCGACAATCAGTACGCGTTCGCGCTGTCCGCATACAACGGCGGGCTCGGCGGGCTGCTGAAAGATCGCGAGCTCTGCCGCAACACGAAGAGCTGCGACGAGTCGCGCTGGTGGGGCAACGTCGAGCATACGAGCCTGAAGGCAAAGACGGCCGTCGCGGGCTATGGGCAGTCGTTCTTCGCCGTCAATCGCGGCTATGTGACCAACGTCATGCGCGTGCGCGCGCCGCGCTACGAGTCATTCTTTGCCGCCGGGAAGTAGCAAGTCGTGACGCGACGATGGGCGCTACTCAAGGAGTAAGCGCCCATGACTCACGAAGTCAAACACACGATTACCGAATTCATCGAGACGCCGGACCACGAGAAGCGCACCGAAAGCGCGCTCTTCCGGCGCAACAAGCGCACTCTCGTGCGTCAGCTCGGGCTCGGCTGCTGGATTTGCGGCAGCAAGGAAAGCCCGGAAGTGCATCACATTCACGAATGGTCCCTGTGGGGAGCGCTCGACCCTGAAAAGGTGCTCGACACGCTGCACGTTTTCGACCCATACGGCTATACGCACAACATCGGCGATCAGCCGATCGAGTCGCCCGACGACATTCGCAATCTCGTCGTGCTGTGCGGCCACTGCGAGATTGACGGCGTGCCGGTACCTGGCGGTCATCATCGCGGCGTCGATGCGGGCGTGCACGATCTGACGTTCCCGACGTGGGTCGCGCAGCGCGCGGTCAAGGCTGGAATGTCCATCACGAAGGCCGTGCAGCACGTCAAGAGCGTGGATCACAAGCTCAAGGGGACCAAGCAATGATCTATCTCGCAATCCTGCTCTTCATCGGCGCGCTCGCCGCGCTGCGCTGGCTGTGGGCGGCGCCCGTCGCGCGCAAGGTGCTCATCGCGATCGCGCTCACGAGCTTGGGCGTGGTGGGCGGCTATCTGCAAGGTGCCGCGCACGTCACGAAGCAGTGGAACGCCGCGAAAGCGGCAACGGCGGCCGCCGTCGCGAAGGTCGAGACGAAGCAGGCCGAAGCGACGACGAAGGTCGTCACGCAATACGTCGATCGCGTGCAAGTCGTGCGCGAGAAAGGCCAAACAATCACGAAACAGGTGACAAAGTATGTACCGCTTTCTGCTCCCGCTCTGCCTTATGGCTTCCGCCTGCTCCACGACGCTGCCGCAACAGGCGTGCCCCTTCCCGACGCCGCCGTCAGCCTTGATGGTCCGTCCGTCTCCGCTCAAGACGTTGCCGCAACCGTCTCCGACAACTACGCCGTCTGTCACGTCGAGTTCGAAAAGCTGAAGAGCTTGCAGGATTGGGTGAGTGCGGAACAAGCCGCGAGCAAGTAGCGCCGCGCGAGAAGTCGTGACTCGACACTGAAAGGGCGATCAATCCGGTCGCCCTTTTTTCATTGCACTCATGGATCAATTCGACCGCGCTTCCGAGCAGGAAGAGAAAACCCGCGCCGCAGAGATTGCCGCCGCGCTCGCGGCTCCCAAGCTCAAACCGACGCACTTCTGCCATTTCTGCTTCGAGCCGGTCGATGCGGGGCTCTTCTGCAACGCGGACTGCCGCGACGACTACGAGAAAGAAGCCCGCCATAAGCGCATCAACGGCCAATAAGGACATTCCCCATGCGTCAACCATCCGATACCGATTTCTATGTCGAAGTGCCGAAAGTCGGCACGTTCCGATTCGCGCGCCGCACTTACGGCGACAAGCTGCGCGTGCGCGCCGAGTACTTGAAGCTCGTGAAGGTGATGGGCGACGAGGACGACGACATTCGTGCTCAAGCCGCGATCATCGCCGCGCACAAGGTGCTGTGCGTCGAAGCGCCTGCCGGTTGGGAGGATCTGGAGCATCTCGATATGGCTGCGGTGCCGGATGCGGAGGGCCGCGTGCTCGACGTGTATCTGGCGCTCAAGTCGAAGGAGGACTCCTTTCGACGACCCCAAGGAGCAAACCCGCCGGGCGAAGCGAGCGGCGCGGGAAATGTTCAAGACGATCTCGTTTTGGTTCCGCCAGAAATACAGCCTGTCGCCTCGTGACCCGCGATTTCTCGCGCTGACGCCTGAGGAAGTCGAGACGGAGTACTACGCCCACGAATTCGCCGCGCGCCCGCCTGCGGATATCGAGTTTGAGGATGAGGACTTCGACACGGACGACATTCTTGAGCAACTCGAAGCAAGTGACGGTGATTGGGAATCCCTGATAAATGACCAGTACGCAAATTAAGTTTTCGGCAGACGCGTCGGCTGTAACGGCCGCGCTGGATGCCGTCAAAACGAAAACCGATGAAGTCAACGCTGCGCTAAACGCGGGCACGGTCGGCATCGATACCGACCAAGCGCAAAAGCAGCTTGACCAACTGGTCGATACCGTCGAGCAGCTCAAGGAGGCGACGAAGGAAGCCGCGAACGCCGGGCACGAGCTCGACTTCGACGCAGTCGCGCAATCGGCCGCCGAAGCAGCGAAGCAAGCCGAAGCGCTGTCTCAGGCGATCAACGCGCAAGGCTCCGGCGGCTCGGCTGCGGTCAAGCAGCAAGTCAACGATCTGAAGGGGCTCGCCGAGACGATCGAGCGCGTGCGCAAGGTGCAATCCGTGCTCGCGCAAGAGGGTATCCAGCTCTCGCGCCGTCAGACGATCGAAGCGAAGAAGCGTTACGACGAGTGGCGCAAGTCGGGCGCGGCCGGTAGCGGCAAGATCAAGAACGTCGCCTTTGACGACTTTGTAGATGGCGGCTGGCGCAAGTCGGCGCTCGCCGAGATTGACGCGCGGCGCTTCCGCCGCCAGGTACTTTCGGCCGCTGGCATCGATGTGACGCCGCTCATGCCTGCGGCCAAGCCGAAGGAGCCCACCGAGCCGAAGGAGCAGCGCGAGCCGCGTGAACCGAAGCAGCCCACGCCGAAGCAAGTCAAGACGCTCGCGCAGTTCGCGGCGGGCGCGGTGCAGGATGCAGTCGGTGGTGTGGCGCGCACGGCAACGGGCGGCGGCGGCATCGGCGGGCGCATCGCCGGGCAGGGCTTTGCCGAAGCGGCCGGAAGCGAAGGCGGGCTGTTGTCGATGGGCGGCATCGGCCGCATGGCCGCCGGGCTCGGCATCGGCGCGCTCGCGTTCGGCGCGGTCAAGGCGATCGGCGCGGTCAAGCAAAAAGTCGGCGACGCCGAAGATGAAGCGACGGCATACACCGATCTGCGCCACGCGATCGGGCAAACCGAAACGGACTTCGATCTGCTGCGCGCATCGCTGCGCGACGCGGCGCAAGGGCTCGGCGTCGCGAATAACGAAGTGGTGCAGCTCGGCAAGCAATTCGCGACGCTCGCGGGCAGCGCGCCCGGTGGCGAGCGCGGCCTTGGCGCCGACGTGCGCACGAGCGTCGCGTTCTCGCGCAGCTACGGCCTTGACCCGTCGCAAGGGATCGGCCTATTCGCGACGGAGCGGCATTTCGGCGTGACGAGCAACGACGCGGAAAACCGTCGTCTCGCCATGATGATCGGTGACGCGGTCGGCCACGCGGGCAGCTTCTCGCGCATGCCCGATATGATCGCGGCCGTCGAATCCTTCACGGAACGCGCCGGGCGCGCGACGCTCGGCAATGCGCCGAACACCGATTCGTTTCTGGATCAAATGTCGCGGCTGACGGGGCTGCACTTGAACGGGCTCGACACGAAGGGCGCGGCAAACATCATCGGTCAGATGACGAATACGTGGCACGCGGGCGGCGGAATGGGCGAGGCATCGCGCAATTTCCGCATGCTGTCGATGACTAACGCGCTGCCGGGGTTCGACGCCTACGATCTGGACTACGTCAACGATAGCGACCCGAATTCGACCGTCAAGCAAGCATTCGGGCCGGGGTCATCGGCATGGCGCACTGCCGAAGCGCGGGGCGACAAGGCGAGGCTCGCGCAACTTCGGGGCTATGTCGCGAAGTCGGGCAATCGCACGCTTCAGGATATCGACGTAGACAGCGTATTCGCGCAGTACGGCGGAAAGGGGAAGGACACGACGCGGCTTGCCGAAGCGCTGCACGGCCACGTCGGCATCAGCATGCCGCAGGCGTATGCGTATATCGAAGCGCGCGAGAAGGGCATGACGCCGCTCGGCATGACGCAAGCGCGGCTCTCGCGGCTCGGCATCGATACGAAGTCGATGAACGCCGACTATTCCGCTCTCGCGCAGCTCGACGGCGCAAGCGCGGACGATCTGCGCAAGACGGCGCGCAGCTACATCAATCAGGGCGATCTGAGCCCTGCGCTGCGCGGCGCGCTCGGCGATCGGCTGCACGGCGCGACGAGCCCGGAAGGCGTCGAGACGCTACGCAACTCGCTCATGCAGATCGCGGCCACGCTCGGCACGCCCAAGGACGAAGGCGAGCAGACCCGGCAGGCGACCGTCGATCTGAAAAACATCACGCAGGATATGGCGGCGCATCTCGTGCCGCTCACGAACGACATTCGCTCGGGCGTGCTCGCGATGGCCGAAAAAATCGCGGGCAAGTCGGACGAGCGCTTGAAGGAAGTCGAAGCGCGCGAATTCACGCCGCAGCAGCGCTCGCTCAAAGCGCAGTACGAGGACGCGGTCAACGCGCGCGACGCCGCGACGAAAGACGCGCCTTCGGCGAAAGTCGCCGAGATTGACGCGCAGATCGCCGACTTCCGCTTGCATCATCGCGGCAACGACCCGGCGACGAACGCGACGCTCAAGCGGCTCGAAGCGCAGAAGGCGCAATACCAGTCGGCCGAGTACTCCACGAAGCAGCAAGCCGCGCTCGATGCAGCAAACAAGCGGCTCGCCGACGTGCGCGAAAAGATCGCGAAGGAAGCCGAAACGGAAGGCGCGGGCATCTACTTCAAGGACTTCAGCAAGCGCCTGAATACCGGCGCGGGCGACGATTCGCGCACGGACGCGATGAACCGCCTGAGCGCGACGCTCGGCGACAGTCTCGGGGGCGCGGCGGGCGTCGGCGGCAAGCCGAGCGCGAGCATTGCCGAGTTCAAGAAGAAATACGGCAAGGCGGCCGAAGCCGCCGCGAAAGAAATTGGCGTCTCGCCGGACTTCCTGCTCGGACAAGCGGGGCTCGAAACGGGGTGGGGCGCCCACGTCGTTCCGGGTACGCACAACCTCGGCAACATCAAGGATTTCTCCGGTGGTGGCGTCGCGGCAAAAGACAACCAGACCGGCAAGATCGAGCGCTATCGCAAATACGACTCGGCGGAAGCCTATTTCCGCGACTACGCGCAGCAGATCAAGCGCAACTGGCCCGATGCGGTCGGCGCGGGCAACAACATCGACCGCTGGACGGCGGCGCTGCAACACGGCCGCAACGGTGCTTATGCGGAAGATCCGCTCTATGCGCGAAAGCAGGTAAGCGCCATTGAGTCGGTGCGCGCCGTGCGCGACGAGCCGAAGGTGCCAGCTCGTGCGGCCGATGCGGACAAGGCTTTCGGCAACATGCCGATGCCGCCGTCGTCGGCCGTCGCATCCGGCCCGAACGCCGCGATGAGTGGTGCGACGTCGAGCGCCGTTCAGAAATTCGCCTTCGAACACAAGATCACGGTCGTGGATCAGTTCGGCCGCCAGCGCGCGGCGCCTGTTTTCACGACGCAACTGAGTGACCCAACTCCGGCGGGAGCCGCTAAGTCATGAAAACCTTCGAGCCCAAGTGCGAAGTGCGGCTCATCAAGGCGCGCGCTCGCAGCGAAATTGTCACCGGCAAGCAGGCAGCTGCCTCGCGCTATGGCGGCAACATCACCGGCATCAACTTGACGCCGTTCCTGTCGGAAAGCAGCTCCGTGACCGTCACGAAGAGCGTGCGCGAGCCGATGGGCGCGTTCTCGTTCTCGCTGGTGGATCGAACCGTCGAGTCGATCGGCGAGTCGATGTATGCGCTCATCGAGCCGATGGACATTATCGAAATTCGCATGGCGCGCAACGTCGCCGACTATCAGAAGTCGTCGGCGAGCGGCGCGCAGTATCGGCTGCCGATCGTCATGCGCGGCTTCGTCACGCGCGTGACGCGCAGTATGTCGATCGAGTCGGGCGTGCCTGAGCGCGCGGTGACGATCGTCGGGCACGACTACGGCAAGCTGCTTCAGATCATCCGCATCTTCTACAACACGTTCAACGGCGGCTATGTCGCGGACGACATTATCTCGGGGCTGAAGTTCTTCCATCAGTACGCCTCGGACGGCGCGGCGCGCATCATGAATGCGCGGGACTTCCTGACGGCCGTCATCTCGAACATCATCGACCCGTATCTGAAGAGCCTCACGCCGCTGCAAACGCCGCGCGAGCTCGACGTGACGGTCGTGAAGGAATTCGAGCCGGTCTGCTCGGTGGAGGCGCTCGTGTCGCCGCTGTCGGTCGCGGGCTATTCGGAAGGCGCGATCTATGACTTCCTGCGCTCGATGCTCGACGTCGGCCCGTTCAACGAGCTCTACACAGAGGACACAGAGGACGGCGTCAACCTGATTCTGCGCCCGGCGCCGTTCAAGGACTATGCGACCGGTCAATTCCTCGACGCGAACGCGTGGGCCGATTCGCTCGTGCTCGCGATGGACGTCGTTCAAACGATGAGCCTGTCGCGCTCGGACGAGAACGTCGCCAATTTCTATTGGGTGACGAATTCGCGCTGGCAGCTCATCGACAACAGCACGCAGCGCATGGCAGCGAATCAAGGCGACCCGGCGAGCTTCTACACGAAGGACTACGTCAACACGCAGCTCGCGGTGTTCGGCATCCGCAAGATGGAGTGCGAGACGTCGATGGCGCCGACCGATGCGCTCAATCCCGACTCGCCGACGAGCGCGCAGGCCGCAAGCGAATCGGCTTCTTATCTGAAGTGGCTCGCCGACCGGCGCGCGTTCTTGGCCGCTGCGAACAAGGACAACGTCGTGCTCGAAAGCGGCTCGATCAAGATGCGCGGCGACGAGCGCGTGAAGCCCGGCATGTATCTGTCCGTGCAGTCGTTCGCCAAGCAGGACGACGCCGCTCCAGCGGGCGAGTACTACGCGCCTGCTGTGACGCACGAATTCATCCCATACGTGGGGTATTTCACGACGGTGCAAGTCGAGCGCGGGACCAACTTCGCGAACCGCACGCAATCGCAAGGCACGCCGTATTACGACGAAATGGATCTCCGGGGTATCAACTAATGCTGTCTCTCGCAAAAGTGGTCGGCGTGCATCGCGAGTCGGGCACGGTCGATCTGGTTCTGCTGCACAACGATCGGCCTGTCGCGGGCGTGAAAGTGATGAGCGGCACGGCATCGGGCAACACTGGCTTCAGCGACGTGCCGGTGCCGGACGTCAACAATGCGGCGAACCCGTTTCAGTCAACGAATACAGGCGGCCGCGATATGGTCGCGGTCGTGGCCGAGTTCTCCGGCGTGCCGGTCGTGCTCGGCTTTCTGTTTCCGACCGTCTCGCAAATGCTCTTCCGCGACCCGAACCGCATGGTGTATCGGCACGCGTCGGACGTGTATCTGACGATCGATGACGCGGGCAACACAGAGCTCGCGCATCCGTCCGGCGCGTATCTGCGCATCGGCAAGAGCGGCGCACACGAGGACTTGACGGGCAAGGACTACAACGGCAAGTGGAAAATCGCGCGCAACACGGCGCAAGACGTCCACTTCCATATCGCAATGGGCGGCGGGGCCGCATCGCTCGATATCGCGCCGGACGGCACGATCGTCGTCAATGCGAACGGCACGGTGACGATCAATGCGCAGGGCGCGACGACGGTCAAGGCGCCGTCCGTGACGGTCGATTCGCCGCAGAGCACATTTACGGGCGCGGTGACGGTCGAAGGCCCGTTCGTGTTCCAGTCGGGCATGACTGGCTCGGCGGGCTCCGGCGGCGGCTCAACCATGACGATCGACGGCACGGCGAGCTTCTCGGGCGATGTGACGGCGAACGGCACGTCGGTGCACTCGCACAAGCATCAGGCGGAAGGCTCGAACGCGGTGACGTCCGCGCCGCTGTAACGGTCGTGACGCGAGAGTGGCGGCATGAGCTCGCTACTCTCACTCGCCTCGCCGTCCGCGCCTTCCTCGCAAAAGGCGGCGGACCGGCCTATCAGCTTCACGCTGCAGGACACTTCGAAAGGAAGTGAGCCTTTGCTCGTCGTGCCGCTCTATATCCGGCCCGAAGAAATGACCGTCACCAAGCCGTCGCGCTTAATGGCGCATCAAACCTTCGGCGGCACCGGCGGATGGGTGGACTCGTTCGGGCAGGGCGTGCCGACGATCGCGATTTCCGGTACGACTGGATGGCGGCCGGACGACAACGGCGACGACGGACTCAAGCGCCTGCTTCGGCTCCATAGCGTCGTGTTTTCCAACTGGCACGCCTTGCGCGCCGCTAAGACGCTCGCCGGACTCGACCCGGATGCGATCAAGCTGATCTACTCCGACGCGATGGACGGTATCTCGTGGGTGGTCGCGCCGCAGAGCTTCACGCTCAAGCGCGATCGTCGGCGGCCGTTGCTGTCGCAGTTTCAGATCAACATGACGTTCGTCTCGCAGTACGTCGCGGGCTCTTCGTCGGCCGCAAGCTCGATCTTCGGGGCGCTCAGTGCACTCGGGCTCGACTCGCTTGCTGCATCGCTCAGCACGGCGTATGACTTCCTCTCGAACGTGGCGGGCAGTGTCGCTTCCGCGCTCGGCACGGCTGTCAGCGCGGTCAAGAGCTTCGTCAAGACGGTGACGACGGTCGCGAGCGCCGTAATGTCGGTCGTCAAGGCGGGGCTCTCGGTCGTCAATACGATCACCTATGGCCTTGTGACGATGGCGCGCGATCTGACGCGCGCCGCATCGAGCGTGTTTGCCGTTTTCTCGGCCATTGCGTCGATTCCGAGCTACGTCAAAGCGCAGTTCATGAAGGTGCGTTCGGCGTTCACGAATATGTTTTGCGTCTTCTCCAACTGCTTCCAGCAGTCGAAGCTGCTTCAGGACTATTCGGGCGTCTACGGCTCGTCTAACTGTTCGTCCACGTCGGGCGGCACGTCGCTCTCTTCGTACCTCAATAGCAACACGTTCGAACAGATCCAGACCGCGAGCAGCACGACGCAGCTGCAAACGACGACCGATTGCGCCAACTCCATTTCGACGCTCAAGAACATCGACGCGGTGACGAACCCGCCGAGCACGCAAATGATTATGGGGCATCTGGTCAACATCAATACCGGCATGGTGGTGACGAGCTGATATGGCTGCTCAATTCAACCCGGCCGGATACCGGCAGGTACAGGTTCTCCAGACCGACACGCTTCAGCGCATCGCCTTGCGCGAGCTCGGCGACGCGTCGCGCTGGCCCGATATCGCGCAGTTCAACGATCTGCACGACCCATATATCTCTGCCGATGCGGCTTACGCAAGCGACCCGCAAGTGGTCGCGCCCGGCGCGACGATCCTGATTCCCACGGCAACGACTCAAACAACGCAGTCGAGCGACACGGACGTCTACGGGACCGATTTGATGCTCGTCAACGGCGAGCTCATCGTTGAAAACGGCGATCTGGCGACCGTCTCCGGGCTCGACAACCTCACGCAAGCGCTCAACGTGCGCATCGGCGTCGATAAGGAAGAGCTCGTTTTCCATCCCGAATTCGGCTGCTGGATCAGAAAGCTCATCGGCACAGGCGCGGGGCCGACGACGGCCGAGCTCGCCGCGCTCTACGTGCGTTCGGCGCTCAACGAGGACGACCGCGTGAAGTCGGTCGAGAACGTGACGACGTCCGTCTCAGGCGACCAGTTCAATGTCACGGCGACGATCCAAGTCGGCGCGGGGCAATCCGTATCTCTTTCTCTGGTGGTGTAAATGGCCTTTCAAGTGAAGGACTTCGCGAGTATTGCCGCCTCGTGCGTCAACTATCTCAAGTCTGTTCAAACGACGATCACTGACTTCCGCATCGGTGCGCTCGCGCGCACGATCATGGAATCGGTCGCGATGGAGCTAGAAGAGCTCTATCAGCAAATGTTCGTCGGCTTGCGTGAGGCGATTCCGACCGCGATCTACACGTCGTTCAACTTCCCGAAGCTCGCAGCTGTCGCGGCAAGCGGCAACGTGCGCGTCACCATCACGGCTCAGTCGAGCGCGGTGACTATCCCGGCGGGCACAATCTTCACGCCAAGCGGCGCGGCGCTCAGCTTCACGTCTCAGTCTGACGTGACGATCGCGGCGGGCGCGACATATGCCGACGTCTATGTCTCGTGCACGACGGCAGGCACGACCGGCAATCTCGTCGCGGGCACGGCCTTCACGCTTCAGCCGCAGCCGACCGGATTCGCCTCGGCGAGCAATACCGGCGCGTTCTCGACCGGCACGGACGCGGAAACCGACGCGCAGCAAAAGGCGCGCTTCATCAGCTATATCAACTCGCTCCAGCGCGGCACAGTCTCGGCAGTGAAATACGGGCTTTCGCTCGCAACGGTGACGGACTCAAACGGCGTCGTCATCGAACAGGTGACGGCGTCAAACGTGGTCGAGCCGTGGCTGACCGACAAAACGCAGCCGGTCGGATACGTGCAGGCGTATATCCACAACGGCGTCGATGGCGCATCCACTGCGCTCGTCACGCGCGCGAATCAGGTGGTGTATGGCTATTACCAGAGCGACGGCACGGCGGTGCCGGGCTACAAGGCGGCCGGGGCGCGCGTCGATATCTTTGCGGCAACGGTGGTCGCGCTCAACGTGACAGGCGTCATCACGATCGCCGATGGCTATGTTGCAAGCGACGTGCAAACGTCGGTGCAGACGGCGATCGAAAACTACCTCACTGAGCTCAACGTCGGCGCGACGGCGCAATTCGCGACGCTGATTCAGCTCGCGATGGACGTCGATGGCGTCTCTAACTTCGCGCTGTCCTCGCCGAGCGCGGACACGGCGGCCTCGGTGAGTCAAAAGATCATGCCGGGCACGGTCACTCTGACGACGCAATAACATGCAACTCACGCAAAAGCTGCTCGGCTCGATCTATCGCGCATTCCGCAAGGACGCGAACGCGTACCTGGCGCTTCGCATCAATTACAGCGGGGGCGCGTTCTCGTGGACGGTTGCCGATGGCGTTCTGACGGGCGTCAGCGGCTCCACGACGCTCTTCACGCTCGATCTGTCGCAATACACGCTCTCGACGCTTGCGACCGCGCTGCGCGCGATTCCGGGCGTCACAGTGCCGTATCTCACGAGCGGCAACACGTCGCTCTCGGCACGCGTGCTTATCGACGCGACGGGCGATCAGTCTGCGAGCAACGGCGATCACTTGATGGCCTATTCCTCGACGCTATGGGCGCTGCTGGAGCCCTTCGCGAGCGAGCTCGTTGCGGCCGCGCTTCAGATCAAGCAGGCGCTTTTGCAAATGAGCCTGACGACCGCCTCAAACGAGTGGGTGGACGAGTGGGGCGGCTATTTCAACGTCCTGCGCAAGTCGGGCGAAACGGATGCCGCCTATGCCGCGCGCATCGTGGTCGAAGTGCTGCGTCCTCGCGGCAACAACGTCGCGATCGAAGCCGCGCTCTATGAGCTGCTCGGCCAGAAAGTGACCGTGACCGATCTATGGTCGGAGTCGAGCCAAAGCGCGAACGCAATGTCGCCACAAGTGCTCGGTCTTTTCGACGTTCAAGCGGGCTACGATCTGCTCGGCGCCGATGACGTCAACGCCTATACCGAAATGGTGAAGGCGCGCATTGAGACGATGCGCGATGCGGGCATGCAGCTCAACTCGTTCGCGCTCGTCGGCAGCACGCTCACCGACTCCGTCGATTACACGCCGTCTGACGATGGCCTGACGATTTTCATGGACGTCGGGACGCAGATCGTTGAGCCCGCGATCGGCGATCCATCGGAAAGCGCGTCGATTCACTGGACGCAGGCGACGATTTACGACGGCACGCGCAAGTTCGACGGCTCCGTCAATTACAGCTCCGGCAGCGCGTTCGATGAAACGCTAAGCGGCTGATCCACGCATGCGGTCGTGACACGAGAGTGGCAAGAACACTCTCTGGAGTCACCCCATGCAACTTCGCGACGAAGTACCCGATCGCCCTACCGGGCGTCTTATCTGCCGCGCATACCGAAACGGCGTGCTCATCGACACGCTCGATGACGCGAATCTCGTCGTCACGGCTTCGAAGCAGATCCAGTGCAACGCCCTCGGTAATACGTCCGGCTGGACGATCACGCAGATGGGCTTCGGCACGAACGGCACGAACCCGGCGCTGACCGATACGGCGCTCACCGGCCAATACGCCAAGGCGTTCGACTCCGTCACCTTCCCGGCCACGAATCAGGTGCAGTTCAACTTCTCGCTCGGCGTGAATGAAGCGAACGGGCTGTCGATTCAGGAGTTCGGCCTTCTCACGACCAACGGCAAGCTCTTCGCCCGCAAGGTGCGGCTCGCGGCGCTCGTCAAGCAGTCGGACATTACTTTGTCCGGCTCGTGGATCATTACGTTCTGAGGCTAGTAGATGGCAAACATTGTTGAAACAGTCACCTACGACTCGGGCGTCTATCTCATCGCGACGAACGACGCGGTTCTCGGCGGCACGTCGGGCATTGCGAACAAGGCCGCGACGAACCTCGCGAATCGCACGGCTTACCTGAAGAGCCAAGTCGATACGATCAACGCGCTCACGCCGACGCTCGCGCCGTTGCTCTCGCCGACGCTCACCGGCACGCCGAAAACGGCCGCGCCGAGCATCGGCGACAACTCCGTGCAAATTTCCACGACCGCGTTCGTGCAGACGACGGCGAAGGGGCGCATCGCGATCAACGTCGCGGGCAGCGCGAACGTCACGCTCACGGCAGTGCAGGCGGGCTATGCGTTCATCGAATTCACTGGCGCACTGACCGGCAACATCACGGTCACGGTGCCCGGCTCGGCTTCGACGTGGATCATGCGCAATTCGACGTCCGGCGCGTACACGATCACGCTCGCGAGCGCGACGGCGGGCGGCACGAACATGGTGCTGCCGCAGGGCGGCTCGCAAGAGATTCTGACGGACGGCACGAACGTCTACGGGCTCGGCTATCTGCCGCTGACCGGCGGCATGGTGGCGCCGAGTGGTTCTGCGACGACGGCGAACGGATGGACGGCGCTCAATACGCCGACGCTGCGCGTGGCCGACGCGTATTCGGGAACCGGCGGCGGCCTGTCGATCGAAAGCTATCAGCCGACGATCCAGCTCATCGATCGCACGGCAAGCTCGAAGAGCATGCGCCTGCTCATGGACAACGGCTCGCTCAAGGTCGCGAACGATGCAGGCGATGGCGCGGGCGTATATGCCGCGCCCGGCATCTTGATGCACGCTGACGGCTATATGGCTGTCGGAAGCGGCGTAACGCTGTCGTCCAACGTGAGCTATTACGCGAACGGGCCGATGGTCGGCACCGGCACGTCGCAATATGGCTTCTATTTCAGTAGCGAATTCAATGCGAGCGCCACGTCGAACGGCTACGTGTTCTCGTCCGCTCCGAAGATCGCCGCCGCAGCGTTCACGATGTCGAACCTTTACGGGTTCATCGCGCAAGCCCCAACGATTGGCACTGGGGCGACCGTTACGAACTACAACGCCTTCGACGTGCAAGACGCGAGCGGTATCGCCTTCATCGCAGCTTATCGCGGGAAGGTCGCATCCGGCTCTGGAAAGTGGAACCTCTACCTTGACGGCTCGGCCAACAATTTCCTGAGCGGCCGGACGCTCATCGGCACGACGACCGATGACGGTTCGAGCTTGCTGCAAGTTTCCGGTAATTCGCTGCTTTCCGGCAACGTGACGGTGAAGGGCACCGGCGGCACCGCTATCACGATCGACTCCGCGACTGCATCGCAGATGCAGCAGATCGTTTTCAAGAACGCGGGCGTCAATTCGTGGGCGATTCAGTCAACGACTGCGAACAAATTCCAGATCAACCGCTACGACGGCACCGGAACGCTGCTCGACACGTCGCTCTTGATCGATCCGGCAGACGGCAGCGTCGGCATGGCGAACCGCGTGACGGTTGGTGCGCTGACGGATGACGGCGTGAATGCGCTGCAAGTCGCGGGCACTGCGGCGTTCTCTGGCGCGGTGACGACGAGCGCAGGCATCAACGCAAACGGCGTCGGCGAGCAGGCGGGCGTCGTTATGACGAATACGACCGCCTCGACGGGCCGGAAATATTCGATCTACTCGAACAATGCTGGCAGCCTCACGCTCGGCGATGAGACGGCTTCCGCCGCGCGCCTGACCGTGACGTCGTCCGGGCGAATCGTCATTGGCTCCGGGGCAGACGATGGCTCGAACCTGCTGCAAGTGGGTGGCAACGTCGCCGTTACGGGCAATCAAACGCTCACGAACACGACGAACAGCACGGTCGGCTCCATTTCATCGAGCGCCTATACGGGCGGTCTGTCCATCGAAGCCTTCAACGTCGGCAACACGGCGAAGAAGAACCTTGCGCTCGCGCCGTGGGGTGGGCGTGTGCTCATCGGCACGACTACCGACGACGGCGTGAATCTGTTGCAAGTTGCGTCCGACAAGGTGAAGGTCGCTGGCCTGAATGTGGACAACGGCACCGCGTTCAGCACCATCTACCTCAATAACGGCGGCAAGAATCGCTGGACAATCTACAAGGACAGCGTCGCTGAATCGGGCAGCAACGCGGGCGGCAACTTCGGCATTAACCGGGTGGCCGACAACGGCACTGACCAATATCAGGTCTTGTGGATCAGCCGCTCCAGCGGGCAGGTGAACTTCAATAACGCCATCAGCGTAGGCACCACCCTCTATGTCAGCGGCGCCGCTGCAACCTACCGGGGCACGTACTACCAGACGGGCGGCGTTAGCCGATGGACGATGGGCGCGAACCAAAGCGCCGAATCTGGAAGCAACGCTGGATCGGACTTCTCCATCGACCGCTACAACGACTCCGGTGCGTGGATTAATGCGCCTGTGAGCATTAGCCGCTCAACCGGCCTCGTGACGTTGAGCAATGGGCTCACGGTGAACGGCGCGACGACGGTCAACAGCTCGATCAATAGCTCCATCGGCGGTGGACTCAACACGGGCGCCTTTCGCACGACCGTTGATATTGGTGGTGCATACGCCGACTGGAACAACGCCAAGACGTTCGCAGTGCAGATCGATGGTCCGAGTCCAAATGCAGCGTATGGCGGCATGCGGTGGACGCATTGGGGTACGCGCCACTTCGCAGCAATCGAAGCGTATGAAGGCGGCTCGACAACCACGCAGCCGGTGATCGTCTTTCATGTGGCGAACCAGAACAACGCGTGGACGTTCAACAACGCCGATATCTTGCGCGGTGCTGGCGGCTATGTGTGGCACACCGGCAATCGCTCGAATCCTGTTAATTCAGGCACGAGCAACATCATCACTCTTGATTGGGGTTCGCACGTAAGCAACCAAGTCGGGCTGACGGTTGATTCGACCTACATGGGAAACCTGTGGACGAACAACGCTTCCACTTATGGGCAGACGGGGACTTACGGCTACTGCAAGTTCCCGAACGGTTTGATGTTCGTGTGGGCGCGGGTTGACCTTGGCGCTTACGGTGCCGGTGGCCTTATCAACACCGGCATCACTTTCCCGGTGGCATTTCCAAACGGTTGCGTGGCACTCACGGCGCAACCCATCATCGGCCTCACTTCGGGTTCTTGTAACTGGACGGCGGAAGGCCAGAGCGCGAGTGGCTTCAACTTCCGGTACTACAACAACTCGAATGTCAGCGATCTGGTGTTCGACTACATTGCAATAGGGTATTAATCATGGGTCAAAAACAAGCGGCATTCGACAGCACCGGCAAGATCATTGCCTTCTACGATACGGTTGATAGCCCCGCGCCTTCGGGCGTGTCCGTCATCGATATCACGGACGATGAGTGGCATCAGTGCGTCGTCAGTCAGGGCTCGAAGGTCGTCCAGAACGGCGCGCTCGCCGATGCGCCGCCGCCTGACCCGGCTGCGCTGCTTGCAGCGGCGCAAACGGCTGTGAAGGCCGCTATCCGCGCGCATCGCGACGATCTGCTGCTGCTCACGCCGTTCAACGGCAAGGTCTTTCAGACCGATATCGCGAGCAAGATCCAGATCATGAACGTGGTCGATTCGGGCTCGCTGCCGGACTATGCGCAGTATTGGCGCACCGCCGACAACACGTATATGGCGATGACGTTCGATCTGTTCGTGCAGCTGAAGGCGACGATCATGACGCGCGAAGGCGCGGCGTTCAGCGCGTCGGCGAAGCATCAAGACGCCGTCGATGCGATCAAGACGACCGCCGCCGACGTCAACGCCTACGACTGGTCTACGGGGTGGCCGCAATGAAGGTAGCCTTTTTCAAAGGCACGCATCCGGGCGTCAAGGGCTGGCTCGGCATCGCGACAAAATGGTGGACGGTCGGCCCTTACTCGCATTGCGAGCTCGTCGTGAACGAGCTTCCCGATGGATCAGTCGAGTGCTGGTCGTCTGCCTATCTCGACGGTGGCGTGCGCAAGACGACGCTCACGCTCGACGCGGCCGATTGGGACGTCATCGACGTGCCGACGACGCCCGCCGAAGAGGCGGCCGCGATCGCGTGGTTCGAAGCGCACGCCGGGCAGCCGTATGACGTGCTCGGGCTGCTTCACTTTGTCTGGTCGCCGGAAGAGGGGGACAAGGGCAAGTGGTTCTGCTCCGAGTCCGTCGCGGCCGCGCTCGGCTTCAATGAAGCGTGGCGCTACGACCCGAACCTCTTCGCCGTGACGCTGCGGCGCGAAGCATCCATCGGCGGGCTTTCAGCCGCGTAATTCGTGACGTTACTGTGGGGGCATCTAACCGATGCCCCTTTTTTATGCCCTCGAACCTCAACCCGACTGACGCCGCCGTCATTCAAGAGCAGCTCAAACAGATCCACGGCTGGATGCAGGAGATGCGCCCGGCGATCATGGCGATTCCCGCGCTCAACGAGCGCTACAACGGGTTCGAGCATCGGCTCGGCGAGCTGGAGAACCGTTATGCGCAATCACTCGATCAAGTAACCGCATCGATGGGACGAGTACACCAACGCATTGACGAAGTGCGCGACGAATTCCGCCGCACGCGCGACGAAAGCCGCGCTGAGACGTCCGCAATGCTTCACAAAGAGCTGAGCGAGCTGCGCACATCGATCACTGATCTGAAGAGGGAAAGCGAAGCGACGGAAAAGCGGCTGGCCGCGTGGGTGAATCGGGGTAAAGGCGCATGGTGGGCGATCGGCGTGCTTGCCGTGGTGTTCGGCAGCGCTTTCACCTACGTCATCAGCGACATTACCGCCGCGCACGACTGGCGCATTCGCGTGACCGAGATGCTTCGAAACAAGGGCATGGCTGACTTGAATCTGCCGGTCAGGTAAGCCGAAAGCCGCTTTCTGAGCGGCCTTCGTATGGACTACTTGACATAATTGTTTCTATCAAACTTTTCGAGTTTTCGAATCTTCGCGGGCAATCTTGCGCGCGCCCGCTTCCGTGGGCGCGCTTCCGACTCGCTCGTCGTTGAAGTAGATGACCCAAGGATTGTTGAATGGTGTCACTGGCTTCCGGTACTCGATGCGGTATCCGGGCGGCACTGCCTTTGACATAGGCGCATCTCCCTCGCAGAGCGGCAAACTCGTTTAGATGCCATTAAACGCTTGTCTGCTAATAACGATTAGCAGACAAGGCTCATTCGCTCATGATCTTGGCTAGGCCGGGGAAATAGACGTCGCAGCGCTCGCTCCATGCGGGTGACGCGCGTCGCGGACAGTCGGCCAATTCGCCGCCTAGATCGGTCATCGCGAAGTCCTCGCCAAGCCGCGCGACGAGCTTCGCGAGCTGATACCGGCCGCGCCGCTCGCAGCGCGTGCAGGCGATTTCGATGTGACTCGCGCGCGCTGCAACTTCTCCAAGGGCGACGGCGCCGGGCCTTTTCATCGCGTGTCTCAGTAGTTGCTGTCGAGCCAAGCCTTCGCCCACGCAATAGCGCGGTCATTCGCCGCCGCTTCCGTGTCGAAGTAGCCAATGTCGAAGAAGTGATAAATCTCGCCTTCGTCCTCGTCCTCCCACGGCCCGCGCTCGACCTCGACCCACGCGTGCCAGAGGAAATTGCGGCACTCGGGAAACGATCGAATCGTCCACTCTCGATGCTCGACTTTGGCTGACGGTTGTTCCATCGCGGCGCTCGTCAGTGCATCCACTTCAGCATCGCAAACACGGCCGCGATGATGGCGCCGGTATGCACGAGCATGCGATTGGTGAGCGCCGCGTCGAGCTTTGCGACGGCGGCTTCCAAGTCGGCTTTCGTCGCGAGCTTGTCCGTCCATTGCTCTTGCATTACGCGCGCGATCGTCTCGGCCTGCTCCTTCGAAAACGCGACGTCCTGAAGCTCTTTCGAGATTTTGAGAGTGTCCATCGCTATCATTTGCTCCCCGGTGTGTTTTGATTTTATGCCGCTTGCACTTCCTTGACTGGCGCGCGGCGCACGAGCACCAAGTCGCCGTCGATCTTCACGTATTCGAGAAAGCCCGACGTCTTGAGCGCTTCGAGCGTCTTTGCGAGCGCCTTCTTGAAGCTCCTGATTTCCTTCGTCCGGCTCCCGCACAGCTTGTAGAGCGTATCGACGCGATACGCGTAGGGCTTCCGATGCGTGAAGTAAAAGCTGTGCAGCCACTTCGCGAGCGGGCCGAGCTCAAGCCGGTCGGCCCAATCGATCAGCGTGTATTGCTCCGCGCCGAAGAGTGCGATCACGCTCGGGTCGATCCAGAGCGAAAAGCGCGTGCGCGCGTTCGTGCCGATCGTGAGCATCGACGGCAGCAAGCCGCCCTTGAACTTGAACGGCTCGCCGTCGATCGTGCCGACGATATCGAGCTTGCCGTCTGCGAGCCGGTCGATGTGCTCGCGCAGCCGCTTGTATTCTCGCCCGCCCGTATCCCAACCGAGCGCCTCAAGGATCGCGTATCCGCTCACGTTGAGCTTCTCGCCGGGCTTCAAGCTGCGCGTCATGTGCACGAGCTGCAAGAAAACGTCCTGATCGTCCTGTCTGAGCTCCGGGCCGCTGTATTTCATCGTGAAGCCTTCGACCGAGAAAATCGTATCGCTGTCGAATTTCTTGCGCGTCTCCTTGCGCCCTACCGCAGTGAAGAGCGCGCATCGTGCGAGCATGTTTGGTAGCCCGCGCACGCGCTCGGGCCACAATGCGAGCTGGACCGGTACGGGCTGCGACTTGCGCTTCTCGGCGGCTTCCGCGCGGGCTTGCGCGCGCTGCGCAAGAATCTGATTGGCGTCGGGCTTTAGCATGTGGCGGCTCGCTGTTCGATCACGTCGAGACTAGCACGTAGCGTCTCGGCTGCGATGTGGATAACTATCGGGTTTTGAGAAACATTTGCTATCGGGTTTTGAGTCACGCATATCGGGTTTTGAGTCACGGAATATCGGGTTTTGAATCCCCAAGTATCGGGTTTTGAGTCCCGCGCCCTACCCGCTGCCGCCTTGCCAGATATGGCGCTTAGTTCCGTCCCTTTTTATGCTAATGCTTTTTAATACCTTTTTAATCAAAGGCAGCAGGCGGGACTCAAAACCCGATATCAGGGTCAACCCTTCGCATATCAGGCGTGACTCAAAACCCGAAAAGCAGCTTGCAAGAGGGTGGTCAGCGCGACTTCGGCGGCTCTATCCCGCGCTCCTTGAGCATCCGGTGGATCTCTTTCATCGCGCCGCGCATGGCGATCGAGTGCATCGAGTCGCCGAGCGTCGTCTCCCCCAGGTACCAAAGCTCCTGATACTCGACTTCGTTGAACCGCAGATTGAACACCTTCGGCACGCGCGGGCTCGCGTCGTCCCACGGATACGTTTCGCCGCCCTTCCCTCTCGCCTGCTTTTGCGGTTTTTCGGGCGCTGGCGCCGCTGCTGGTGGCTTGCTGGTGTCTTGGGCCGTCTCGGCGGGCGCGGGCGGCTCCTGCGGCTCTTGCTGCGGCTCGGCCGTGCCGCGCCGGATGAGCGAATTGTTCTCTTGCAACTCGGCGAGCACGTCGCGGCTTTTCGGTTTCATGATCGAAGCGTTCATCGTCCGAAAATCTCCAAATACAAGTCTTTGATTTCATGGGCCGCAGCGGCGTCGAAGCCGAGCCGCTTCGTCGGGATTTCATGGACCGCTTCGCCGCGCGCCATCGCGTATTTGAAGGCGACGCGCTGGCCGATCTGCGTCTTGAATAGGCCGAAGGCGTCCTCGTAGTCCTTCATCCCTTCGACAATGTCGCGCGTGAGCTTGGGCGACTCATTCGCTTCATTGAGCACGACAGACACGTCGAGCTTTTTCTTGAAGCTGCGCACGAGATTCGCAAAGTCGGGCACGGTGTTGAAGTCGGCCGGTGACGGGATGATCGGCGCGACGATCTTGTCCGCGACCGTCATCGCCGCACGCAGCAGCTCGCCGTCTTGGCCGCCCACTTCCACGAAAACATCGTCGTATTCGTGCATCATCTCGTTCAGCCGAAGCCCGAAGTACTCGATGTACTCATCGATATCCGGCACTTCCCTATCCGGCAAAACGGCGACGTCGATGCCTGCGAGCTCGGGCTTTTCTTTGCGCGCCATGACCCACTTCGCCGTCGTCATCTGCCGCCAGTCCAGATCGAAAATCGCCGTCCGGTACTTCAGCGACGCCCGCACCGCCGCGACGTTCTCGCAGAGCGTAGACTTGCCGACGCCGCCCTTCCCGTTGCCGAATAAAATGACATTTGCCATATGACCGCCCTCGTATGAATGGCTGGAGTATATATCTATCAGGTAGATAATACGTGCGCAATCAGACGATACGGTTGATGCCTTTCATACGACCGTATCGGGGCAATCATTCCAGTGGCATGATATGACCGGTATTGCCGAGCTCATATGGCTGAAATGAAATGAGCCGCATGGCGCGGCTCATATGCTTACTGCGACTGGCGCGATATGACTAACGTCATGCGCCTGCTGCGGTGGCGCCGGTATCATCCGGCTCGTCCGTCAAATCGAGCTCGTGCAAATTCACGAGCGTCAGCGTGCCGAGCTGGCGGTAGCAGGCGCCGGTATCGATGTAGAACACGTTGCCGAGGCGAAGCGGCTCGGGCATGGGCGTGTGACCGACGAACACGGCGACGACGCCGCGAACCGGGCGCTGCTCGCCGTTCTCGAAGCGGTCGCGGCTCCAGACCATCATCTGCTTGAACGCGTCAGAATTCTCGCTCGCGAGCGCGGGCTCGATACTGCTCCACTCCACGAACGGGCATTCGGCGTGCACGATGCCGACGAGCCCCGCTTCCGTCTCGACTTCGATCGCATACGGCAGCTGCGCGAACGCGTCGGCAAAGGGAAACTGCTCGTTCTTGTCCATGCCGACGAACCATGCCCCGCCGTTCTGGAGATAGACGTCCGTGCGCAGGTCGCCCGCCGCGAACATGATCGCCATTTCCTCGTGATTGCCGCGCACGGCGTGGAACCACGGCTTCGCGAGCCATTCGAGCGCCTGCTCGGATGCCGGGCCGCGATCGACCAAGTCGCCGACGCTGAAGAGCCGATCCTTCGTCTCATCGAAGGCGATCTGCTTGAGGCAGTCGGCCAGCGCCTCGAAACAACCATGAATGTCGCCGACGACATAATCGCGCCCGGCGGTGTTGCGCTCGAAGCGCACGACGTTCTTCGTCATATGGAATGAATGGTATGGGTGATATGAGCCGCATGATGCGGCTGCGCTATCAGAAGTTGGAGGAAGGGGAGGGGAAGGAGCCTTTGACGATCGCCGCGCGTCGCACGGTCGCGACGCCTTGGGGCTGGCGCTTGACGGCTGATCCACAGCGCGGGCACTGGTAGATCGATGCGGTCGGCGTCTCGAAAACTTGGGTGTGCCTGTCCGGGCGCTTGTGCCCGAACATGCGGCATTTGGCCTGACTCATGCGCGGGGCAGCGTTTCGATCATGGCGCGGCCGTCGTCATACGTGACGACGCCAACGCCGGGAACGTTCAGCCCGGTCAGAATCCCGACCAGTTCGAGCGCGACGTTGAGCGTATCCCGCTTGATGCCGAGACTCGTCGTGTGCTCGGTGGGTAGCCCGACGTGCGTCGTGAGCTCAATCCCATAGACCGCTTCGTCGTCGGTGGTGCCGACGCGCACGCGCGTGCCGTTGACCATCTGACAGGTGACGCTGCGCGTGAAGTGGTGAAACTCGTGGCCGCCGATGGTAGCGGGCTGCTCGGCCTTTTCAGGCTCAGCGGCGTAAGCGCGCAGGAAGAAGTCGTTGATGATCGGCGCGAGTCGAAGCCCAAGGTCCGCGCCGAAGTTTTCGCGATTCGCGAGAATCAGCTCAAACGCCGGGCGCAAGTCATCGAGCACCGTGTCGAAGTCGTTCGCGAGACGGCGGCGCTGATCGGCGGCCGTCCGATAGTTCTTGCGCAGCTGCGCCATGTTGTAACCATGCAGCCAGAAGGCGTCGAGCCAATGGCGGCCGGACGAGGGCGCTTCCTTAGACAACGAGCCGTTTTCCATCGCCTGTTCGATCAGGCCCGTCGTCTTGATGCGCTCATCGAGACGAATCGCCTTCTCGTGCTGGCGCGCGTTAATCAGGTCGCGCTGCGTTTCCCGCAGTTGGGTTTCGAGCTCGCTGATGCGCTGCGCCTGCGCGCGCAGTTCGTCAATCGCCGTGAGTTGTTCGCTGGTCGTGCCCATCGTTTTCTATCCTGCGCGTGGCGCGCTTTTGATTTACCGGCGGGCGAAATGACCCGTCGAGCGTGGATAGAATTCTATGAGTAGCAGGTAAAAAAATCAACCTGAGAGATAAAGTTACACGGTTTCGCTTTATCTCCGTGTGTGCGCTTTACCTCATACGGCAGGCAAGTTTTTGCACGCGGCGCACCGTGGATCAATGCCCGCCTTGTCGTATCGGCAATCGGTGCTCATGATGTGCGGCACTTGGACGAAGCGCGCCGCACGCCAGAAGGTGCCGTCACCGTTCTGGCATGCGTCGTGGAAGCCGTCTTGCGCGAAGTAGGGCGGCACTTCGCGCGTCTTGTTGTGGCAGCCATAGACGGCGATCGCGGACTTAGAGGACGGGTACTTCGTCAACGTAGGTGTATCGGGGGAGCCAGTCGTGTTCATTCGTGCCGTTGGTGTAGTGGATATCGACGCCGCCTTGCCCTTGCGCATCTGGCTTCCAGCATCCGCGCCGCGCGCGCTCGCCGCGACGGTATTCCGACGCGAAGCTCTGGTCGGGGTAGTTCGGGCAGGGAATATTGGTCAATAGCAGCTTCCTCTCGCCATTCGAGCGCATCCAGTAGCCGTACCATCTTCCCTCTGCGTCTTGGTGCATAGGGACCGGATAACCGATAGCGGAAAGTGGTGCGGCGATCAAAAGGGCGAGAAGGAGCTTTTTCATTGTTGTCAGTGTGTGGTGAGCTGCCTTGCGTCGAGCTCTGCTTTGATCTGCGTCGTGCGCAGGAAGCTCGACATTTGAGCGGGCGTCAGCGGCAGCGTGAATTCCCGCATCCAGCGCAGCGATTCTAGCGCAGCGTCCGTGTCCTTCTTTTCGAGCGGCATGCCGTAGTGCAGCTTCTTGATGAGCTGCTGCACGCCCGCGATCTGCGGCTCGACGCCGAGATGCGCGGCGGCGATTTCAAACGTCGTGCACATATCGCGCAGCGTCGGCGCGATCGGAAACCAGACGCCTTCTTTCTCGTGGAAGAAAACCGGGTCGCCTTGATGCGTGTGCACTTCGCCCGTCTCGGCAATGCCGTGCACGATCATCTCGACCGGGCCGAAAACCTGATCCATTGCGAACGAATTGAACGGGTGCGAGAAGGGCAGGGTGTTGCGCTTCATATCGTGCGCGAGCTGGCGCTGCGCCTTCGCCATTGCGTACTTGTGGATCGCGGCGCCGGGCGTGCGCTTACCAGACTTGCTGCTACTGCGTTTCTTGCTGACGGGCATTTCTGTGACTCGGGTGTGCGAATGGAACCGGCGCGGCCGGTCCCGAATATCAGTGTTTGGTGGCTTCGAGCTCTTCGTCGCGCATCTCTTTCCAGCGTTCAAGCGTGTCGATCGCCTCTTGAATGTCGCGCGAGATATCTTTGCCGCCGCCTCGGCCGCCCGCGACGAGCAGCTTCTTGATGGCGTGCTGAAGGCAAGGGTCGGCGACGGCGAACAGGACGAGCACGCGATACACGTCTACGGCATCGAATGGGCACGGCTTGAAATAGTGGCTGTGCTTGCGCTCTTTCTTCACCTTGAATCCGGTGATTGGTCCGGCGATCGCGACGTCGGGCGCGGGCGCGACGCCGAGCGGGCCGGTAACGTCTCCAGCGCGAATAGTGCGAATCGGGGTGTAGGTCGGTCCGTTCATTCTGCTTTTCCATGTACGACGACGAAGCCGCAGTTTTTAAGCAGCACGATCGCCTTCTCGATTTCTTCGGTGGTGCTTCCTGCGAACTTCGCTGCGCGCGTGCGCCGACGTTCTTTCAGCAGGGCTTGAACCTGTGCCCGCGCCGCATCAACTTGGGCCTTCATTTCGTCAAACTTCGCCGCGTCGATCGGCGGCTTTCCTTCACGCGCTGCGCGCACTACTTCATTGAACTGCGCGACGAGCGGGTCTTGCACGTCATATGCGGCTCTGAGCTCGCGCTCGATTACGTCCAGCGTTCGCATTGCTTCCTCAATACTTCAATCGTCCGAGCTCGATGAGCCGAATATGTGTGTCTGCGATCCACTGGTGGGTAAGCGCCTCGGCTTCCGGGCCGGGAACCCCGCCTTGGTCGAAGTGCGCATGGCACGGTCGGCAAAGCGGGAAACTCGCCGCGTCGCTCGCCTTGATCTGCTTACCCTTTCCGTGGATCAGAAGGTTCGAGTGCGCCGCTTCCGAAGGCATCGCGCCGCATTGCGCGCACGGCAGCGCGCGCACAAGGGCCAGGTACCGTTCTGAGCGGAACACTCGGCTCGTCCTTACTGAACGGCCTTCAGCGGCGCGCGCTTGGCGGCTGCCTTCTTCGCGGCCGGGGCCGGTTGTGCGGACAGCTTCTTCGCCATTTCCGCCACTTGCGGCGGCACATTTGCGGCTTGCTGCTGCGTGTCGGCCGGTGCTTGCGCCGGGACGAGCTCGATGAAAAGACCCTTCGGCGTGTTGTCGAGCTTGAAGTCGAAGCCGTCGAGCTTCGCGCCTTGTTCCTTCAGCTCAGCCATCAGGAGCTCTTGCGCCTTCTGCGAGACGCCTTGCTCGATCTTCTGGAACTGGTCGATCGCATCGCCGAACGAGCGCGCGCCGCGCACGAGAATGTTCGTGTACTGCTGCGACGCCGTCAGGAAACCGGCGGCATATGCTGCTTGTGCCGACTTGACTGCGTAACGCTTCGCCTTCGATGCTGCCTTTGCTACTCGTGCCATTTTCAAACCTCGTAGGGTGGTTAGTTATTTACAACGTGCTTCGTACTGCTTACCGCTCAGAAAGGAATGTCGTCGTCCATCTGATCGAAACCGCCGCCGGTCGGTGCGCGCTGCTGGCTGCGCTGGCCGCCTTCGCGCTGCTCGCGCGGCGCGCTGCGCTCGTAGCCGCCGCTATCGCCGCCGCCTTCGCGCTTGGTGCCGCCGAGCATCTGCATCTGGTCCGCGACGATTTCGGTCGAGTAGCGGTCTTGCCCGCTTTGGTCTTGCCACTTGCGCGTGCGGATGCGGCCTTCGATATAGACCGACGAGCCCTTCTTCAGATACTCGTTGACGATTTCGGCGAGACGCCCGAAAAACGACACGCGGTGCCACTCGGTGAGCTCTTTCATCTCGCCGCTCGCCTTGTCCTTGTAGCGGTCGGTCGTCGCGAGTCGAATGTTTGCGACGGCGTCGCCGCTCGGCAGGTAGCGGGTTTCCGGGTCGGCGCCGAGATTGCCGACGAGAATTACCTTGTTGACGGATGCCATGCTTCTCTCTGGATGATGCGGCCCGGCGAGCGGGCCGCGTGGTGATTAGGTGCGAACCGCGAGACTGCGCTTCTCGACGGCCTTGACGCCCGGAATGCTCATTGCGCCCTTCAGCGACTTCGCCTGACCGTTCAGCGCGACTTGATTCGCTTGCAGCAGGCCGATGAACTGCGGATTGGCCGCGACATACTTCACGAGCTCCAGCAGATCGGTGACTTCGGCGCTCCACGTTCCGCGTGCGCTCGTGCCGGTGCCCTTGGTCGGGACGGTCGATTGCACGACGGGCGCGACCATGACTTCAGCCGCGACGGCGAGCGCGGAAGCGGTTTCCTCGTCGCCTTTCTCCTGCGCGGCGCGAGCTTGCTCTTCCATGCGGCGGCGCTCGGCGGCGGCCGCTTCGTTCGCGCGGCGCTGCTCTTCGGCGACGCGGGCGGCTTCTTCGCGCTGGAACGTGAGGATCTTCGGCTCCAGAATGCCGCGCGCCAGCTTCAAGCCTTCGATGTGCGGGCGGAAGGCGTCGTTGATGAATTTGACTTCATCGTTGAGCGGCTTGACGAACGTCGTGCGCAGCTCGTCCATCTCCTTCGCGGCCTTCGCGATTTCCTTCAGATCGTCGGTGGCGATCGCCAGCACTTCGACGCTATCGATCACGTAGCTCTTCGCCGACTCCGTCGCGCTCGCGACTTTCAGGGCGAGCGCATCAGCGTCCGGCAGATTGACGGTGACGGTGCGGCCGGTGAACGGCACGACGGCGGCTTCGACTGCTTGGACTTCTGCGGGATTAATGTTCGTCATTTTTTTGCTCCACTCCGTTTCGCTGGTTCCACGCCAGCACTGTTTTTAGGGCTAGGAACGTCGGCCAGTCTGTCGGCTCGCGGTATTCCTTCAGCCTGTATTTCCCATCGGGTCGCAGCTGGATCGCGTAGCGCTTCTTCGGCATCGGGTGCTCGAACGTGTCGCCTTCGGCTTCGAGCGCTCCCTTGTATGCCGCCGTCTGCACGCCCGTTGCCGGGCTCAGCTGCGCGACGCACTTCAGATCGAGTAGGGCGGGCTCGTCGTAGATCAGGCCCGTCCGGTCGAGCGTCCCGGCATAGACGTGCGTCGGGTGCAACACTCTGCGCTCGATCGCGTGCGGCACGAACCGCGTATCGACCTTGAACTGCGCGTAAGACTCGACGTAGGGCAGCAGATCGGCGGGCACGGTGCTCCAGTCAAGATCGTCCTGATCCAGAAGCTCGCATGCGAAGTGCACGGCGCTGCCGAGTGCCGCCTTGCGAGCGAGCACTTCGGCCTTGATGAATGAAAAGTCATTCAACGGCGCGAGAATCGACGTGACGCCGGGCACTTTGCGATCGCCGAGCCAATACGTGTGCGTCTCGGCATCGAATCGCAGCTCGATCATTGCTTGTTGGCCTTCGCCCACGCGATGATCTTGTTCGCGGTCGCCGTCGTCATGCCTTCGTAGCTCTTGATGCCTTGCGCGGCGAGCGCGGCTTCATCGGTCAGCCCGGCGGCGGCGACTTTGCTCTGCGCGACTTTGATAAGCCCGGCGGATGCAGGCGGGCTGCCGTCCTGCTGCGACTCGTCGCCGTCGTCCGAGCCCGGCTCACGCGACGGCGCGCTCTGCGGTTTCGTTGCGGCGGGCTGCTCGGGCTGCTGCTGGATGACTTCGCCGGTTTCGCCGTCGATGACTTCCGACGCGGTTGCGATCGGCTGCTCGGGCTGCTTCGGCGCGGCGTCCGACTTGCGCTTGATGCCGCCGTGCTGCGGCTCGTTCTTCGCGCCGACTTCCTCGGCTGCGCCCATGTCGTGCTCGGCGTGGCGGCCTTCCATCTCTTCAGCGGTCGGCGCGGAGCCGACGCTCTCGGGGAATGCCTTGCGAAGCGCCTGAGCTTCTGCGCACTTGGCGAGCTGCCCATACGGGCGCTTCTTCCACATTGCATTCGGTGCGACGGTGTCGCGCTTCGCGGTCGCGTAGTTCTCTTTCCAGTATTCCTTCGCGGAAAACTCGGCGATCGTGCCGTTCGGCAGCAGCTTCTTGACGATGACGCGCGCCCACTGCGGAAAGGTCACGGTGACGCCCGCAAGGTTCTCGGTGACGTCCGGGCCAAACTCGGCTTCGGTCATGCCTGCGTACTGGCCCGAACGGGCCGCCTGCGTGCGATACAGGCCGATGCCCGGCATGATCGTGTCGCGCATCTTGCTCGTGTTCTTGTCCCAAATCGGAACGATGTGAACGGGCTTCTGCATCGGGTCGAGATTCGATGCCTTGCAGTAGCCGATCGCGAGCTTGATGCTGTTGTGCGATGCGCCGGGGTAGAGCGATGCTTCGAGCGTTTCGATGAGCTCGTTCTGCTCGATGTTGAATGCTTGAATGGCGTTCTGGCTGAACGCGACGACGTCGTTATTAGCGCCCATGATTGGGGGTGTCCTCGTGCGGGTTTTAGATGACGGCGCGGATTGCTTCGGCGCGGCGGAAGGCCGGGTTGCGCTCGCGATCGACGCGCGCACGGTAGGCGATGTGATTCAGGAAGGCTTCGCGAGCCGGGCCGTAGATATCCGGGTTATGGCTATGCCGCGCGTTCGGAACGTACTCGGGATGACCGACCCAATTCACGCCGAGCAACTCATACATGCGCTTGTGCGCCTCGGACGGGACAAACGTCGAAGTGCGGATGATCGGGCGGGAAAGGGATTGTGCGGCGACGAGCGCTTGACGCTCAGGGACAACGGAAAGAGTACGTGCGGCTTGCATAGTCATTCTCCGGTTATCAGGCTTTACCTTGTGTTTGCCTGTGAGATAAATTCTATCATCGAATGTACCCCACAGGTCAACAACAATTTACCCGGAGAAGTTACCTATTAGGTGATATACGTCGCATTAACAACAGTCATTGTTAAGTATTGAAACGGGGTGCGCGCGCAGGCGGGTGTGCCTCGCATGATATGGGGAGTATGGTATGACGCGGGGTGCCCTGACGGCGCAGGGTGGCGGGGAGCCCTAGAACGGCCGGTAGCCGTGGGAGATGCGGGTGCGGTGCAGCGCGTCTATGAATGCTTGCGCATCGTCGGCGCTTTCGACTGGATGAATTGCCTGTCCTCCAGCTCGGGGGTCATTCTCTGAGCCCCACAGTGCAATTATCGACCAGCCTCCGAACAAGTCCTTCTGAATGGTGGCGGCATAACATCGGCCGTCTGACCTCTTCCAGCGAGCCCAAACCTCTCTAAGTTTGGGCTCTTCAATCTTCTCTGCAAAGTTGGAGCTCTGATTCATAGAGCCTCCACTTATCAAGCATGCAAGGCAAAACGGGCAGGGGTGTTTCCTTCCTCATCGTCCGCTGGCTCGGGGCGCTTTCTATGAGCTGGAGCTCTGCTTGTTCCCTGAGTTTGGGGGCGCGCGGCATATTCAGCGGCAAGACTATAGACAAGGGTCTTTATTTGCTGCCGTATCGCATCGGGAAGGCTTGCCAAAGCATAGGCAACGCCAAGGTCATCTGAGGGAAGCCGGGTTTGTTCTGCAGGCTGATTGTGTGGAGTGTCCATCCAACCCTTCGGCAGAGATAGAGCCTCTTCTATCTGCCGCGCTCTGTCATCTCCAATTGCTTTCTGCCCGCGCTTAACTTGACTGAAGTAGCTCGGGGCCATTGCGACCGCCTCGCAGAATTCAATGATCTTTGGGTACCCACTTGCTAACGTCAGGAAGTTTGCCAGTCGCGTTTCTTTAATTTCCATTTTTTCCCTCTCTCCCCGGTGGTGGTCAGGGGTGGTCTGCTCTTTTTTCTTAAAAAGATGGTTCTCGAAGCCCGAATCATCGTTCCCGCAAACGTTCGTCGCAAGTGCCTGATCGGGCTTTACTTTCTTTTATCCCGCAGGTAAAGTTCGCGGCATGACTCTTTACGAA